ATATTGACAAACATTACACAGGAACACAAGAGGATAAACTAGTTAACCAGTTATGGAAAGATATTCGTGAAGAAAAAGAAAAGCAGGTTGCCGCACTCAAAGAAGCAGAACAAGCTAAGAAAATTGAGGCTGAAAAGAAAGAGCAAAAAGTAGATTATACTACTTTACTTGCCGCAATTAGAAAAGAAAATGAAAGAATTACTAAGGAAAACATGGCTCTTAGGCAAGAAATTGAGGCTTTAAATAGAAAGCTAGAAGAAAAGCCAGCCCCGCAAGAAAACAAAATTAATTGGGAAGATTGGGCTACTGATTTTCTAAATGCACTTTTTAGTTAAAATTTTGATTTTGAAATAGGCGTAGTACAAAAGTACTGCGCCTATTTTTTTTATTTACAAAACTTTCTATTTATGTTATAATAAATATAGAAAGTGAGGAAAAATTATGATTTTAGTGAATGACTATGTAATTTATGACAGCCGCACGGCTAGAGATTTTCTTTTATCTATTGGATTAAATGATGCTGATATTGAAGAACTACAAGGTTATCTTAATCTATTAAATGAGGCAAACGATGTTAGTTTTTGGAGACAAGAAGCCCATGATTGGGAGCAAGACAGCATTAGAGAATTTGAATTACGTTCAGGTCTTATATCTACGATACAAAATTTGGCGGATGAACTCGCTTCTGGAAAAGGCGGGACTAAAGCGCAATATGCACAACATTTAAGGGATGCTTGCGATTTCTGGGAATAAAATTGTTATAGACAGAACATAATTTTTATGTTATAATATATATAGAAAGTGGAAAGAGTTCGTTCCTCCACTATAAAGAAAACGACCTGGCTGTGCGGAGTTATTAAATGCCTCGGAAGCCGCACATTTCGAGGCATTGTATACCAGAATTTTCACATGACATTACCTAATGATTTTTTGGGGGATAAATGACCGTTTTATTTAATTCTTCTCGACCACTAGGACGCTGTGAAAATATTACAGCTGTATGAGAAGCATATACAGGCAAAAAACATTTTATAAAAAGCGGTTGAGCAGATTTATCTAAATTTAAAAGTTTTAACCTTATTGTAAGCGATGATTTTATTCGTGGAAAAGCATTAAATCATCGCATGATTATGATTGGGCATGGGTGTTGCGGAGGTAAAACTTATGGAGCTGATCAGCCTAATGCTTATACTCCTGTAGAATGTGCTTTAACTGATTTTTATATTACTTCTAGTGAATATGGTAGACGATTTGCGGCGTCCTCCGCAAATATTCCAATAGAAAGATGTTTGCCATTAGGTATGCCCCGCACAGATAAATATTTTGGTGTTAAAAAGGGGGATGGTAAAACTATCTTGAGCGAATATAAACGAGCTTATTTATATGTACCAACTTTCAGATCGAAATATAATAAGCCTATGCCGCATATTAATTATGACTATCTTGATTTTTTACTAAAAGATAATGAAATCTTTGTTATTAAACGACATATGATTGTCAAAAAACCAGTTTTAACTCAAAAATATAAGCACATATATGAAATAAGTAGTGAAAAACCTTCTATACCTTATTTAATTGATTGTGATGTTGTAGTTACTGATTTTAGTAGTATTATTTTTGATGGTTATATATTAAACAAACCTTGTGTATTAACTGCGGATGGTAATGATGATTATTTAACTAGTCGTGGTATGTATATGAGTTATCCTGATAGTTATAGTTCAAAATTTATTGCTGTTGAAAATAATGAAGAGAAACTAGTAAAATTAATGCGGAAAGCGTATCGAGCGGGTATGACAAAAGTAGAACGAAAATGTCGTGAATTGTCTGCGGGTGCTTGTGATGGACATTCAACAGAACGAGTTATTCAATTAATTAATGATATGGTTTAAAAATATTTAAGGAGTTTCAATCTTAGATTAAAAAATGTCTATAGACAAAATTATATTTTTATAGTATAATAAATATATTGAAAGTTGAAAAATTAATTAATGATATGGTTTAAAAATATTTAAGGAGTTTCAATGGTTGATTTTACTATGGAATATGATAACGGCGCAGGTCTTAATGTCGCTTATAATATTGGTATGGACGAAACTCTTACAGAAGTTTTTGCCAAGTTTGTAGATATAACTCGTATTATGGGTTATCAATCTGGTTCTTGGGATAATCTTATGCGTCTTTTTGTTGAATGTCAGAATGATGCTACCTATAATATGTTTGATTGGGCTTGGGATACTATTATGAGGCATTCAGTCTTAGATTAAAAATTGTTTATAGACAAAATTATATTTTTATAGTATAATAAATATATCGAAAGTTGAAAATTGAATATTTAAAAGTTTACCTAGTGCGTCCGGTAATGGTTAAACGGACTTTGGATAATATGTAAGGGAACACCCGGGCTGTCCTTGTAGGTTAGAAGTGATGTCTCTATAACAGGAAGGACGAAGTAGCTGATCGTCAAAGGAGACACGCCACGTTTGTGGTCCAGTAAGGCTAGGTTAGTAAAATGAAGATCCTGTCTTTTAAATATTCAGTTTTCAACTTTTGATTAAGTTGGAACGCGCGTTGGGATGGGACTACATGAGCAGAGACTTTGCGCGCGATATAAATACAAAAGGATACAAGTTGAGGGAAGCTAGTCCATTGGGTGTATGCGGCTAACGAGTAATGTCGGTCACTAAGTGCGTAGGTTGAGCATACACTTCGCACATTGCTTTTGATGCCATGTCGAAGCAGAGACGTCTAGCGATGGCTAAAAAAGTACGGAGGAACCTCCGTTTTATGTAGTCAGGCTGTGAGCACAGCAGGCGTAAAGCGTAAAACATAAACTTGGCTTAAATACCCAAGGGAGTTGCCGCAAGTCTAGGGGCTGGACTAGACTATAAAATAAAAACCAGCATTTTTTATACTAGGTAAAGATTTGTCAGTTTCAACCTAGGTAAGCAAAGAAAACTGATATTCTGCCAAGACGGAATGGAGGAGCTGTAACCTCCTGAAAATAAAAACAGTATCTCTGGGCGGTCTTGGGCAACGTCCTGCTTATGCCAGCGTGGCGCAACGGTAGCGCAAGTGATTTGTAATCACTAGGTTGTAGATTCGAATTCTATCGCTGGCTCCAGCAAATTTTTGTAGGGTAGCAATAGAACTATTAGGTTGCAAACTCTCATTTACAAATGCCCTTCGAGCGTTTCGGCGTGACGATGAAAGACAGATAGTTTTGGCTATGTCTGCGAAAGGCGCAATATTCTACCTGTAGCGCAGCTTGGTAGCGCGTTTGCTTTGGGAGCAAAAAGTCGTGTGTTTGAATCACACCAGGTAAACCATACGCCCGTAGCTTAGTTGGAAAAGCAGAGGACTTTTAATCCTAAGACCGTGGGTTCGAGTCCCACCGGGTGTACCAGATAATAAAACCAAATAGGAAAATGCTTAAATAACGGATGCCCATAAAGATGGAAAATCTAGCAAGTTTTCTGGAGTGTAGTGGCTACTCGGTTGTCCTATTTGGTTAGATTAAAAATTTTCCTTTTCAAAATTAACTTTATATGATATAATATATATAAAGAAAGGGAAAGAAAGGGGAAATAATGGCTAAGAAGGTTGTATATATTATTTATGCTCCTGCGGGGTATCCTGTTCGAGTATATGACAATCGTAAAGAGGCAAAGGCTTTTCAGGAAGGCGTAAATTGGTTAACGCCAGAATGGGAGCATGATAGGCTGTATAAGATACAAGCCAAAGTTATTGATACTGATGGGGGAGTAGCACATTAGGTACGGGCACTTGGCTTATAACCGAGAGGCAGAGGTTCGAATCCTCTCTCCCCTACCATTGACAATTGAATAAGTGCGGGTGTGGTGGAACGGAATACACCCTTGACTCAAAATCAAGCGCTGAAATAGGCATGAGGGTTCGAATCCCTCCACCCGTACCAATAATGTCGCCATCGTCTAATCGGTTAGGACAGTATGAAAAGTATTATTGATAAATATAGCAATGAAGAATTAGAAGAAATTTGAAAACAAAGTTCTTCTATGAGAGATTTTGGGTAGTAAAAATTGAAAAAATCTTATGTAAGGCCCGTTAGAATAGTGGTTAGTTCGCTAGGCTTTCAATCTAGAGATAGGGGTTCAATTCCCCTACGGGCTACCATCAATGGAGGTTCGTTCAATAGGTAGGACAATAGGCTTTGATCCTATTAATGGGGATTCGAATTCCTCACCTCCAGCCATAATCCAAAATCACAAAAAGTATATAGTATTTGTGATTTTGTTAGTCTATAGTTTAATTGGTAAAATTTCTGACTCTGACTCAGACGTTCTTCGTTCGAACCGAAGTAGACTAGCCAAAAAAAATTTGTTGACAGAACAAAAAATTTAGGGTATAATATTATTATAGTTGATTTGGAAATTTGAAAATTAAATACAAGGGCAATATGATAAATTTATTTAATGAGCAACAAATCAAAGGGTTAACAACTGAATTAATGTGTATGCAATATTTTATTGCATTAGGATATATTGTGTCTATTCCTTATGGTAATAATGCTCGATATGATTTATTGGTAGACAATGGTATAAATATATGACGAATACAATGTAAAACAGCAAAATTAAATAATAATAATAGTTATACCATACAAACTTGCAATAAAGTGTCAACAACAAATCAAGTAAAAACTAAACATTATACAAAAAACGAAATAGACTTTATTGTATCTATTATTGAAAATCAATTAGTAGTAATTCCCGTAGAATTAATTGAAAATTCTGTATCTAAAGTTTTTAGAACTGAATTACCTAAATTTGGAGCAAAATCTAAATGTAATTTAATACAAGATTTTACGGTTGAAAAATATATGTTATAAAAATTTTATGTTTAGATAAAAAAAAGACTTGACTGAACAAAAATTTTTTGATATAATATATATTGTGAGGTTAAAGAAAAGAGAATTTTCTTTTTGGGGTTTCCAAAATACATAAGGTAATCCCATGTGGCAAGTGCCAAGATGTATTTTGTCAAAAGAGAAACTCGTCACAACGAGAAAAAACTTTTGATTAGAAACCTCAAAAAGAGGATTCTTTCCTCCACAGTTTCATCGTCGCTGTAGCCAAAAGTACGATGCGGAAGGAGCCGTGATGATCCCTAAAGCTGGTGATGGTCAAAGCCAGACGGTTGAGCCGCCCTACGGGTAATGGCGGTGGTTGTATCGCTGACCTATGGTGCGATGGTAGACATCCAACGACTGCCTTAACATTGCTGGACGTTAGAAAACACGAGAGTTTTCAGGGTTTCGACTCTAACCCGAACTAAGCGGTGGCTCCGCAAGAGTCAACCAGTTCTTTGACAAAGTTATATCAAAAACTACGTGAACCATGTGTATGCGTAATATCATACGGTCATGGGCTTCTGTCAATTGAGTCGGATACAGGCTTATGGGATACTTTAAGTTTAGGCTTTGCGGCGGTAGGTAACCAAGTCGCAGAAGGAACGAAAATGTTCCAACAGAAAACAGAATGGCGCTCAAATATTTTGCGAGCAAAAGGCAATGTCTTGTCGCTTCCACAATAGGCGCTCCAGCGGAGTTTGAACCCAGACGGCTGTGCGGGGTGGTGCCCAAAGCAGGAACGCTGGGAATACCACAAGGAAGTTTGCAGTTGCGGGAAGGTGACTTCCCCATAAGACAAGGTTAATGTGCGAGTAGCTCAAATCTGCAATAAGAATATTATTTTGCAAATTATAATAATATGTCTGAATGATGGGTGAAAGTTGCGGGTAAGCAATCCCGCAGTAGATTTGGTCAATTTGACTGGGGTAAGAAGTTATAGGGTCGCTCCCTATGGCTCAGACTTATCTCCTACGTGGCTGAATATTGCAGCATTGTATAAGGGTACGGCGAAGGTCGCATTTAGTTTTTGATATAGCTTTGTTGAAGAACAAAATAATAAAACTCCAACTATATAGGAGTTTTGCAAGGGGAATTCTTACGGGGGTTCCCCTATTTTTTTGTTTACAGAACATTTTATTTATGATATAATATATATAGAAAGGGAAAAGAAGAAAGGAAAATTGTAATGCATACCGATACCGCCAAAAAGATTATCCTTAAGATGAATAATCCTATGCAATGGATGGATGGTACTGTTTTTTCATATCAAATTAATTTTTACAATAACGATGGATATGAAGATGAAACTTCGTTTGATGTTGATTGTCGTCAGTTTGATTGGCGTGATGAATTGCTAGAGCTTTGGGATGAATTTCGTAAAGAAAACAATTTGCCCGAAGAGTGTTTCATAGATGTATGGGTTACTACTATAGATGAGGGGTAAAGTCATGGCAAAGAAGAAGCAGAAGATTTATTGCGGAACGATCACTTCTATGCAGATGTTTGATGCACAGAAGCCGCAGTATAATGGGTTTGTGTGCGGGCACGGTCCGCACAAGACCAAGAAGAGCTATAACAGGAAGGACAAGTCCTGGCGTAATGACCTATATTAGTGAAGTATTAGACTTTATACATAGACGATTTTCATGTGACTGCAACTGGTTGCATGGAAATTGTTTGTGATTTGCCTATATTTTACAAAAACGATTTCCAAAAATGGAAATTTATTACTTGCCAATAAAAGGTCATTTTGTTGCGGGAGCAGATGTAATTTGCAAGACCGCCGCACAGATTTATATTAAAAGAGTTTATTTTGATTGAGCGGGATTAATTGATTTAGACGAAGAACCGTGGTCTTTATCTAAAATTCAAAATGAAGATGCATTGTTATATGAACATATAATTCGAGATTGTTTGTTGTAGGAGATATTATGGATGCTTTGGATAAATTAATTCAATATGCTGATGACGCTATTGGATATGGAGATTATGCGCTTCATGCTCCTAAGGTAAAAATATTAGCCGAACAAATTAAAAACGAAATTAATAATTCTTATATTAAACTACCTACTGATATAGATGAAATGTCTATTTATGTACATGATACAATAACACATCCTAGCTGTAAAACACCTATTAAAGTATGTGTGATTAGTTATGATGGATATAAATGGTGGGCAGAAGATTCTTATGGAAATGAATATATGGTAAATGAATGTCATTATGTTGAGTCTCGCACTATTGAAAATACACTATTAGAATTTATAGATGCTTACCATGATGCAGAAAATGACCCAAATATTTATTCAATTCAAAAACGAACAGTAGCATTAAAAGAAACTATAGATAAATATGCCACGGAATTGCGTGAAATAATAGAGGCAGAGAATGCATAAAGATCCTCTTGCCCATTACGATCACGACCACGAATATGATACTTATAGAAAACCCGCACCTAAAAAGAAGGTTAAGCGAGCAAAACATAAGCATCAATATAGTAATTGTTTAATAAAAGCCACGCATGATAAATATGGTTTTATTAATCATTGGCATAGAGGTGAGTATTGCACTATCTGCGGCCGCATCAAAAACGTTTATATTTTTGATGACCCAATAACTGATAAGGAATTGAAGTCTCTTCCTAAATTTGAAGTTGAAAGTTATGTTGAAAGATATGTAACTTTACAAATAAATGAATAAATGATATAATATAAATAATAGGGGTGTGGTGTAACGGTAGCACAGCGGTCTTTAATTGTGGAGCCTTTAGTCGGAAACGATTAAAGTGGAGCGGATAATATCGGTGAACCCTGTTAAATGGCAACACCGAGGGAAGATAAGTTCACCCGTAGAGACTAGATGATCCGCCGCCTAAGTCTTCCTGATATGGCGAAGATATAGTCCAGACCACAAACCAAAGAGGGCTACGAAAGTAGTAGTGGTACGCAAAACCGTCAACGATGGCCTCCAAACCCATCGGCGGGGGTTCGAATCCCTCCACCCCTGCCATGCCAATTACTCCGCGAAGGATGAACATAATGAGTATATTTGATTCGACGCAACTTTATGATGTTATTAAACACATAGAAAATATGGAAAAGAATGATGAAGACATTTGAATTCCAGTTGGTATTTTAGAATTTATGTATGATGATGATATAGGATTACTTGACCAATATTTTACCTCCCCTAAAGAAAAACGAATTCGAGAAACTTTAGTGGAACAACTTATAGAAAATGCGGACATGGCGTAATTGGAATCGCACCTGGCTCGAACCCAGGCTTACCGCAAGGTAATGGGAGTTCGAATCTCTCTGTCCGCGCCATAGACGATAGCAGATAAGCATAAAAATAATGCTTGTCTGCTTTATTTTTTTATGGTATAATATATATATAAGGGGTAAAGAAAGGGGTAAAAATGGCAGCTGAGAAGTTTAATATTACTGATTATGATATTCCCACTTGGGTTATTGAAAAGAAGTATCGTACTACAAAGGCAATCGGTGTTTGTTGCATGGCTATGGCAGAAAAGACTTATTGGGTAGAGCGTGAAACTGAAAAGGCATTTTTGATTGGATGGCAGGTAGCTGGTTTTTATACTAAGTGGCTCAATGGCTGCGGAGAGTTTTGGGTAGCAAAGTCACTTCTCAAGAAGAGAGGGGAATAAAATGACTAAGCGTTTTATTAAGTGCAGGGTGTGCGGCAGCATCATTCCGCAGGATACTAATTTTGTTTACACTCCTTGTGAGTGCGGCGCTATTGCAGTTGATGGTGGTAAAGATGCCTACTGCCGCATCATTGGTGGTATGGAGAACTGGGAAATCTGTGATGATGAGGGTGATCCTGGTCTAAGTCTCAAGCAGGCAATGGTTAATGGAGGTCTGACGAAGGGATTCGCAGACGCCCGCAGGTACATTGATGCTGGTGCAGTTTTTGTAAATGGACAAATGGCTTGGGGAGACGAAGATATTGTCTTCCCAGGCGATGAAATTATGCTTGGCAAACATAAAATTTACATTGTGGAGGCCGCAAATGACTAAACCGAATTATCATATTTTTTATCCTGATAGGGATGAAAATGATGTAGAAATGCACGATTGGTGTATTAATATTTTTATGGTTGACCCATATCAACGTCAAAGTGTCCAAAAGTATGGAACAGTTGACGAAATTTTGCGCTATTGTCGGTATAGCATGGAACATGATGGCGACATCACCCGCATCTATATTTGGAAAGACCTTGAATGGTGGGGAGAGGCTGCCCGCAATAAGGAGAACTAATGAACTGGAAATGGTTGCATTACAAGAAAAAGAACAAAGAAAAGTTCATTTATAAGTTTCTTTGCAAAAACTGCGATATTTTCGTATACCGCACTAAGGCAAACAATCGTCGTTGCCCTCTTTGCTATAATTTGATGGAAGTATACGACGCTAGACCCGCAAAGAAAGATAAGTAATGATTACTCCTTACTCTTTTGGATTAGATTATAACGGAGACAACAGAAATGTTGTCTCCAAATATAAGGAATGGGTTAATGCTGAAATTCGCGCTGACCTTCAAAAGAACAGAAGCGAGTGTATAAATATATTTATTAACCTTTCGGGAGACTTTAACAAGGCTTCTGCGATTAGATCACACAATGCATTTTTGGGAAAAGAAGTGTATATTGTGGGTCGCCGCAGATATGATACTCGCGGTACTGTTGGGACTTATCATTATGAAAATGTCTATCATGCCGATGATCTGCGGGAGGTCGTTGATAAACTTCACAGGGAGGGGTATATTATCTTTGCCGTAGATAATATTGAAAAATATAATCCTGAAAATATTTTTGATGTTGAATTTCCTATTAAGTCTGCTTTTTTATATGGAGAAGAAGGAGACGGATTATCCAAGAGAAGCATACAAATGTGTGACAGGATGATTTATATACAACAGTATGGTTCTGTGCGGAGCCTCAATGTTGCAAGCGCCGCAAGTATTATAATGTATGAGTACACTAGACAATATAATAAAATGTGTGGCTAAGATACTTTTATTCATGGCTTAAATACTCTAAAGCTGAACAAGAAAATATTTCTTGTCAGCTCTTTTTTTTTATGTTATAATATATATAGAAAGAGAGAAAGGGGAAAGAAATGGCTTATGTTAATCTTCACGTTGTCGATAATTGCATCGAGGACAAGCGTTTCGATGGGGCAGTTGCTAAAATCGCTGAATACTATGCGGATGAAAACTATGACGCTTACGAGGGAGCGATTGAGTTTTATGCCGTTCTGTTTGGTCTGTCCGAGAATTTCATTGAGGACGCCGCAATGGATTATTATTACTTCGGACCTGAAAGGGGTTAATTACGATGAACTGGAACGAGAAAGCTAATTATTTTGATGAAGATACTCTTGCAGCAGAGTGGTTTAATCATTTATGCCACCGTGTAGATGTGCATATTATTAAGCATCAAAAAGAACTACTTTATATGGCTAGTGAAACTGAAAATGGACTTCCTAAATTTAAGGAAGGAGCCATTGAGCAAATGAGGGATTATATCATCCAAGAGCTTGGTTGGATGATTGAAAGTATTATTGACGCTCTAATTAAAGTACATCGTATCAATGGTAATATCGATCTTTCCGAAGAAATGATTTATTGGCTTATTGACGAAATGGGCGCAGAAGGTTATGGTGCTTGGGAGATCGATGCTCGCCACAAGATTTTTAACGAGTATGCGGACATCCTTGGTGAAGATAGGGCTAAAGAACTAGCTGAGAAATGGTGGGGAAATAAATATGAAGCAAGAGCGTAAAGAGCGCAAGTCGAACTCGGAAAACCGTCATGCGGCGCTCGAACGGGGAAGGGTCTTCTCTTTCGAGCAGATCGAGGATGTCCTCGATCTGATTGCTGCCGAGCAGTGGCCTAACGGTGACTATGGAGATGATGAGTGCAACTTGTGGTCGCTGATCCGCAGAAAGCTCGATATTGATTATTGGTAAGAGGTAATTATGTTTAATATGTATGATGTTGTAGAGCCTAGCGACTACAATGACGAATATTTTTATCTAGCCCAAGAAGACGCGGACGCCGCATATGCGGAGTCCATGTCTGATTTTGGTGCGGGGGAGCATGATTTTGAAGATGAATATATGGCTGTAGAGTTGAACTATATGAAGAATATCATTTACAAACTCGCAGACAAGTTTGATATTCCGTGCGAAAACCTGACCGCCGCACTCGTTATTTTTATTGAAGAATATATGATAAAGACTAATCTTAATTAGGAGAAATAATGAAATATGATGTAACTTGTTCTTATGGTTATGATACAAAGCCTGAATATAATTACAATATCACTACAGATGGGAATGGTTGAGTACATATTCCACCTGTAGGTACTTCTGATTTTCCTATTGGAATTTCAAGTAGTACTACTTCTACTACTGGTAAAACAGTTAATATTAATGCTCCTCAAGTTGAATGGGGGAGTCTTAAAACCACCGCAGCAACGACCTCCGCAGGTATTACTTATAATCCTAATAGCACAACTACTACTACTCCTAATACTGTTTGGGGTGGTAGTAATTGGAAAGTTTTATCTTATGACGGCGCTAAACTTAGTCTTCGTTTAAGTGATGATGTTCTTAAAGACATAGGTGAAAATTGGGATAAAATTTCTGAAATCTATGAACAACAAAAAGAAAAAGAGCGTGCGGCAGAATTGAAAAAAGTTCAAGAACGTAATGCTCGACTTCGTGGCCTTATAGAGAAGATCACTTTTAGTGGACCTGTTACGGTAATTAAATGGAGTGATGGGACTATTACTAGGGTTCGTTGCGCAGATGATGAAGAGTATGACAAAGAAAAGGGTGTACTCGCTGCGATGGCTAAGAAACTTTATGAAAATACTAATATTTTCGTAGAGGAATTGTATAATTGGTGTCTAGAAGAAGAAGAAATTGAAGTTAAAGAAGAAACTTCACCCAAAATCTCGGAAAAGGATTACCGAATTTTGAAGAAGCTTTTCAAGTAATTTTCGAGGATCTGCAAGCTGCCGCAAATGTTAGTTTTGAATGTTATATTGCTTGGTATTTTAATACTTGTGTGCGTTATACATCAATGTTTTATAATGCATTGGAATCCGTTTCGGAAAATTCGATTATGGATTATGAGAAGCCGCAAGCATAATTGTTATAATTGCAAATATATGGGTTATGATTACGAATGCATGGCCTGGCAGGGTGAGTGGACGTATGACTATTGCCTTGGCGGATACATTTACAAGGGCGCCGCAGATACCAAATATATAGATGATATTATTGGTACTAAATATTGTAAATTTACACTAGCAATTAGAATTGATAATAGAGAAGAGAAGATGGATCGTGTTTTGCCCACTACAAGAAAATAGAGAATGTTGGATTGATTGTCCGTGAGCATGTGTTACCGCTTCTGGATATTGTTGTGCAATGGCACTTATAGCTTTAGATAAGCACAACGATGTAGGAATTAATTTTGAAGAATTACCTGAATATCTAAAACCAACAGAAGATGATATAGAAGAAGAGTAAGGCTCCGCAAGGGGCTTTACTTTTTGAATTTTTTGTGGTATAATAATAATAGAGGATAATGTTCAGATCAAGAATTCGCAGGAACGGAGCGCCGCAAGTGGCTAGTAAATATACTGAAAGGGTAAGTATACCTTTAACTAAGAAAGAAAAAGAAAATTGGTTACATGCTGTAGAAGTTAGTAACTACAAAAATATACCTGAAATGGTAAGAGATATTATTGATTATGTGTGTGATATTATGGAAGATGAAACTAGACAAGTAAATATTATAGTGCAATTAGCTGATAATGATGAATAAAAATTTGTCTCAAAATGGTACTATTGAAATTTGTGATGTCGATTGTCGTCTCAAGATGGTACCATTGAACGTCTCAAAATGGTACTATTGAAAAGCTTGATTTGTCTCAAAATGGTACCAACCCTACTACTCTACTACTCATTTCTACTCGGTTAACGGATTTGAGCTAAAGCTCAAACCGTTAACGAAAAAGGATTTTTATGGATAAAACTCATTTAGAAGTCTCTCCTGATTTAACGTCAACATTGACTTTTTTACGTTTAAGTTCTAAGTTTGATGGACAAAAAAGACGCATAAAAAAAAGTGATGCTAGTGCTCAAAAAATTAGTGACAATATTAAAGATCGAAGTAAATCAACTGTAGCTAGAGATTTACAAAAGTTAAAACAACAAGGTATTATTATTGAAGAAGGTAAAGACTATATAGTTAAAGAACCACAAGGTAGTTATAATAGTTTACCTACAGATTTTGTGAGGCAAATGACTAAAATGTTAAGTGGAGAAGTTATAAATGTATATAATTGACTGTATAGACGATTTGGATATTGTCAAAAAATAAAAAGACCTTGTTTATTTAGCTATGGTGATATAGTTGAACAAGCTATGGGTAAATTTAATAAAGATCGTACTAGAAAACAAGCAATGCAAGCCTTACATCAATTAGAGCTTAATGGTTTAATTGTACGAAGAAGAGTTAGAGTTGGAAAAACTTTTCTTTGGTGGTTAGAAACAATTAGAACTGAATTTATTATTAGTGATTTATTAGATCAGGTAGAAGAAGAAATTATTAAAGGTCAAATTGAATTTCAAGGTGATACTAAAGCATTGGCAGAAGGTACTAAATTTGAAGATATGGAAATTGGTGCGGCGCTTGGGTTTACGGATGAAAATTTACCAAAATTAAAAGCTACAACTAGAGGTTTATTAATGGCATATAAGCCTATAGAACAATTAGCAGAAGAAAAAGGCGGAACTGTCGAACAAATGTTTGATTGACTCGAAAATGAAGTTGAAGGTTCTGAAAATGATGCTTATATAGCATATGAACGTAAACGTTTATCATAAAAATTGTCTACACTAGATAAAAATTGTCTACACTAGAGGAACTAGTGTGCGCATGTCATGACCAGCAAAATTTTTCATTCTCGACGCCGCAACCGCAACGCAAAAAGGATTTTTTAGCTAAAAATTCATTTCAAAATCTAGCGAGATCGCTCGTAAAATCAAAGTACCACAATATTTTGTATCATTATTTGTATTTTTTAATTAAAACCCATACAAAATGTATGGTGATTTCTAGGGTTGGTATAAATTTCACGCCATTTTAATGATTTGGTCTTATAGTCGGAGTAGGATTCCTGTTAATAAATTTGATTTTCAATTTTGAACGTCCAATAGAAGTGAAAAAGTGGTGCGGCGGCCAGCTAAAAAATTCGCTATTGACAGAACGCCGCATTTCTGGTATAATTAAAGTGATATATTTTTTTTATTTTTTCTTTCTACTCTTGGAAAAACTTGAAGTTTTTTATAAATTTTCATTTTGAAACGTAAAAATTTTGGGAAAAAATTTTCATTTTTAAACGTTTCTGGTGAAAAATTTTCATTTTCATTTTCAATTTTCGTTGTTTTATACTGGTTATGGTTAAAAAAACTTATTTTCAAATTAAAAAATATATGATATAATATATATGTAAGGTTAAGGAAGGAAAACAAACTACTAGAGCTACTATTGGAGATCGGAAGCATCGAGGAGCTAGAAAAAAAGTTGTTGACAGTAGTTCTAAAATATAGTATAATATATATATAAGGTTAAGGAAGAAAAAGAAACTTCCGAGCTTGGTAAAGAGGGGATGGCCTCCCCTAAAAATAAGGAGCCTCATAAGGGGCAGAAAAGGAGAAAGAAAATGGCTGAGAAGATTACCCGCAAGGACCTGTTCGCTCGTATCGCTGAGACGATGAATGACGACGCTGAGGTTGTCGCGATGTGCGAGAAGTACATTGCCCAGCTTTCCAAGCCGCGCGTCCACAAGACCAAGCCTGAGGTCGTGGAGTTCCGCGAGGCAGTCGCCGAGTACCTCGCTGGCGCTGAGGGACCGCTCACCAACAAGGAGCTCTCTGGTGCTCTGGGCGTCTCCCATCAGAAGATGGCTGCAGCGCTCCGTTGGCTGGTCGGTGAGGGTCGCGTCATCCGCACCGAGGGTGAGGGCAAGAGCGATCCCGCTACCTTCGTCATCGCCTAACGCGGCGTGGAGACTGCCCTAGCAGTTTGGGATGCGGGGAGTGGCTAGGGACACTCCCCTCCACCATACCATGACACTTAAGGAGTAACCACCATGAAGTATACCTTCACCACTGAGAATGGCACCGAGAAGACGATCAACATTCCTGATACTGTGTTTGCGCAGGGCCGCAAGGAAGGTCTGAGCAACCGCGAGACGATCGACCGCTATCTTAGTGATGAGGGTTATATTATTGACCCTGTTGTGGCGGAGCTTACTGCGAAGGCTCGTGCAAATGGTACGAATATGCGGGCGAAGGGTGGCGAGCGTAAGAAGCCGACCCGCAAGCCTGATGATGTGAAGCGTGCGCTGATCGCTGGTCTGCATGAGTATCTGTGCGGCCTCGGTAACACCGATGCGGAGACGCTGAACATGATTCACAGCATCGAAATTACGAACATCGAGCGTATCATCGCCTTTGAGATCGGCGGTGAGCGTTATGAGCTTACTCTAAGCAAGAAGCGTAAGCCGAAGGCTTAGTAAGTTACCCCTTTCTAAACGGTGGCGTGAGTCATGGCGCGCCCCGGCCCCTTTCTCGGAGAGCGTCCTGTATAAAACAGGGCGCTTTCTTTTTTTCTATTTTAATTATATCAAAAAAATAAAAATTATCAACAGAAAAAATTTTTTCCAGAAAAATGAATAAAGGGCGTATAGAGCGTGTCCAGATGCGGGAATCGGGAGATTTTTGGCGAGATGCTGCGGGCCGCCAAATCTCGGAAAATGGGGCGTATAGCGCGCGTCCAGACCTCGACCGTGCAGGGCGAACGTCTGTTCGATATCGAACATTTGTTCGATGCGGTGTTGTAACTTTACATAACTAGCTATATGTCACGCTTCGCGTGACTTTGCATAAAATGCCCCTCGATAACCAATAGAATGCATAAAATAGATGGAATATCGCATAAAATGCATAATCGTAACTTGACATAACATGTTTTATCGTGCTTTTGCACGATAGATGCGGGCGCCGTTCACCGACGATTTCCTACCGTTCACCGACAAAGACTTGACTTTTTTGCGTGAGTGTGCTAAAATTTTTCGCCCGCCCTCGGGAAGTTAGTCTTGGTTAACTTTTGCGGTGTGCTAAGGCGCTCCCTTGCGAGAGCGCCCGCTGACCCGTTTACTTTGCTTACAGGGGTTGAAACGGTGCCGAAATCTTTACCCCTTGGCGGGGCTTGCGCCCCGCCTTGGTTGGTCGCTAGGCGCGGCGGTACGTGACCTTCCGACCGTCCACGACCTTGGAGAGGATGCCCAACTCCACGCCCACGCGAGCGACAGCCGCCGCCTTCTGCGTGGTGAGGCAACCGCGCAGGTGCTCGGTGACCCACTTGGAATTGACTTCCGCGCCAGCGGGTATGGCGTCCGCCAGCTCACGAGCCATGCGCTCGTTCTCGATGCGCGACTTGCTCGGCGCGGTCGACTTAGCGCGGGGCTTGGTGATGCTTGCGAGCATCTTGTCCAGCACCTCGACAACCTCGGGGGTGTCGGCGCAGCGGTCGATGGCGGTGCGGAGCGCGTCCGCGCGGGTGATGGTGGTCTGCTTCGTCATGGCAGTTTCCCTTCCGTCTTGGGCAGGTGAGCGCCCCTTGCGCTCGTTGCGAGCCTCCCTTGACACTACTTAGTTTATCAGAAAAACAAGTTTGTGCGGGGTGAGTTGGCGAACGGTAGTTTTTAGCTGGTGAACGGTTGAACGGTCGATTTTTGGGTGTGAGTGGATTTTTTTAAAAATTTTTGAAAAAGTGCTTGACAGCTTCTAGGTAGGTGTGGTAAAATTTCGCCCGCCAACGGTCGATCGAACGGGGTGAACGGCAAAACAGAAAAGGCGCTTGCGCGCCTTTTCCTTTGAGGGTTTGTGGGCTTGCCCTAGGGGTTGACGCTCCAGCGGTCAAGGCTCATCTTCCACTCGGTGCCGTCATCCTCGATGAAGTGGAACCACAAGCAACCTGCGACCTCGTTCACGTTCTCGGCGAGAGGGCGGAGGATGCGCACCATGCGGGCGATGCTGTCCTCGTCAACTTCGCGCGGGATGAGGTCAACCTCGTCATCGTCCAGCCAGTCTTCCTCCAAGTCCATGATAGTCGCCTCGATTTCGCCGTCCGTGTAGGCGAACCAGTCGATGTCCCCCTCGCGCGCGTTCAGCATGTCCACGACCATGTTCCTGATGCTCATTTCTAACCCCTTTCAATTGATTACCTTACATTAGTTAGTTTACTACTAAATCGGTTATTTTCTTTGTCATATCCGCGAACGGTCGTTTTTGAGGGGTGAGCGGTCGATCGTCCGTGTAACTTTACATAACCTGCCTTTATTACGTCATGCGGCGGAAAATGCATAAAACCTTGAAAATATGCAATCAGATGAATAAACAGGGGTGGTTATTCATTTTTTTGAATACTCCTAACTTTACATAACATGTTTTATCAGTAATGATTTTGAAAAAGTTAACCGCGGTTAACTTTTGAATCGCCCCCGACAAGATGATACCACGAAAAAATGCGTTTTCGTGCGGAAATGCCTAAAAAACACATAATCTACACAACTTCAGCACTTTAGTGTGCTAAAGCAAGTTAGTTGCAGGTAACTCTTACATTTGTAAAAAGTTAGCCGAGGGTAACAAAAATTTTCGACCGCCAGCGGTCTAGTAAAATTTTACCATGTGCAGAAACCCTTGTCAAGACCTTTTTTAAAATTTCTTTATCTATTTTGAGGATAATACAAATGTAAAAGGTAGGTGGCTTTTGCCACCTACCTACTGCGTTAGGGGGTCAAGGGGTTAGAACCCCCCAACGCCCAATATTTCAACCACAAGAGAGATAACCAACGCCAGCGTTAGAGCGGTGAGGGCTGCATTCTTAATCTTGTCAGCCCACGGGCGGCACAGGTAAAAATCCCTAAAAAGTGCGATGATGTTAGCCACAAGCCAAATCAACTGCGCCACGAGCGCAAAGTCGAAACGCACGAGCACCTGCCCCGCGATAGTCAGACCCAGCCCCAAAAGCTGCAAATTCTCAACCCCGCGCGTGTGCTTGCGCTCTTTGATGTTCCTTGCCATTTGAAACCCCTTTCAAATCGTCTCTTACACTACTAATTATAGTTAAAAAACGCTGTTTTTCTTGACATGTTCGTGAACGGTTGATTTTAGGCGGTGAACGGTTTTTAAAAAAACTTTGTAAAAACCTCTTGCAATCGTGTCGATGTTGTGATAAAATTTCGCCCCCACTCGAACAAGTGTTCGGGTGGAGGCGCTGGGCGCTGGCGGGCAATTAGCCCGCCTTTGCTTGCAGGTCGGCGGCGAGTGCGTCTAACTGCTTTGCAGCCTTGCGCCAACCGCTGCCGTTTGGCTTTGTGTTGTGCTTCTGCTTGCGCTTGCGCACCCTAAAAAGGATGTAGTTTTCAATGTCGCAGTCGGCAAGCGCGGTGTGCGCCTCTTCAAAATGCGCGTTATCGGTGAGATAACGATAAACAATCTCGGCGGTCGTTTGCGGGTTGCATCCAGCGGTGAGAAAACCATTGCTAAGGCAATAATTAGCAAACTTGCGTGTGTTGCAAATCGTGTCGCCCGCTGCCGTCCAAATGTCCTTAACCGTGATACCAAACGGGAAAAAGTGAGTGCGGTAGCCGTTTGAATAGGTGCTAATCGTGTTATTGAGTGTGGCAAGGTCAAAACGCGCGTTGTAAGCCCAAACGTCCTTTACGTCATACTTGCGGCAATCGGCGGCGAACTGGTTAACGATGTTAAGGAAACTGGCGGGCGTCCAGTCAATGCCAAGCCCCAAATGATATTGAACAAGTTTAGATGCATAGTAGGCACTTTTCATCAAGTCAGGATTAGAAAAAGTTTCAGCGACAACGAACGAGCGGCGCTCGAACATCTGTTCGCCATCCGTTACAATCCAGCCACAGTCATACACGAGGGACGTTTCGCCCATGCGTGCGCGGCTAAAGTTTGCGGCTGGCGCGGTCTCGGTGTCAATTACGATGTACGGTTTCATGTTTACCCCTTTGCACTAGGTTTTAACTACTCTTAAATAATAACAGATTTTGCCACTTGTGACGAAATTACACATAATCTCCATAACTTTAACGCTTTAGTGTGCTAAAGTAAAATCTTTATCGTGCGACGAGAATATTCTTGCGTGAGAATAATTAATCTGTTCATATGAACATCTGTTCATACGTTCCACTTTAGCACTTTAGTGCGCTGAAGTGCGACTGAGGATACCGAACATTTGTTCGATATGAACATTTGTTCGATTTTTAGTGTCCCCCGACAAGATTGTACCATGAAATGCGGTTTTTTCTTGCGAGAATTCATAATCTCCACAAAATCTCCACAATTACCGTTCAGCGGTTAAAATCGACCGTTCACCTGATTAGTTCTTGAAATTTACATGAATATGTGGTAAAATTTTTCGCCCTCATTCGAACAAATGTTCGAACAAGGTTTTGGCTAAGCCGCTGCGAGCAGCCTAGCCAAATTTGCTACAAGATTTTTGCTGTCCGTTGCATCGACCGCGCTATTGTTCGCGTTGTACTTTTCCCACGCCGCCCGCACGTCCGCATTATCATCTACGAGGATAGACCCCTTAATGTTTGCTACTCTATGCTTAGGCGTTCCATACTTTACAACGTGCAGTTCGTCAATCTGTGGCATGTTTGCAGCCAGCCAATCCTTTTTAGCCTTGCGAACGGCTTTGTTGTATTCTTTGTTTCCGTCCTTAGCCGTCCAGCTAATAACGCCAATGACGAACCCAGCAGCAACGAACTTGTCAAGCACATTAGCAAGCGCCCGCATGTCAACCAGCGGCACCGCCTCAACATAGGGCGAAACATCACTATTTTGCAGTTTGTCCAGCCAATCGACAACCCCATAAAGGTCGGCGATGGTTCCGTCCATGTCGAAATAAATTGCCTTTGCCATGTTAACCCCTCTCAAAACCTTACAACCTAATTTTACCCTATCTCTTGGACGATTGCAAGCATTTTTTGTGGATTTTTTGTGAATTTTCGCATAAACCGTTCGCCGTGAAAAAATGACCGTTCACCGATAGCCTCTTGACTTTTCTTGTGCGTTGTGTTAAAATTTTTTCGACCTCACTCGAGTTTTCCTCCTGAACCTGCTCGCCCTTTGGTTTGAGCGCCGCCCTGTCTTTCTCTTTACATTTACATAATAGCGCAAGCCCCTGACTTTGTCAAGGGCTTTTGCTAAAATTTTTGGAGATTTTTTGCGGCTATGCCAGCGTGTAAGTCACCTTGCGACCATCGACCACCTTAGCGATAGCACCAAGCTCAATTCCGAGCCTTGCAACTGCGGCGGCTTTCTGCGTGGTCATAATGCCGTTCACGTGCTCCGTTACCCACTTTGCATTGACTGGCTCTCCATGTGCCTTGATAGCCTCAACGAGTGCGGCGAGCAGGCGCTCATTCTCCAGCCTTGCCTTGCTAGGTGCTTCGGACTTCTTGCGCGGCTTCGTGATAGACGCAAGCATCTTGCCGAGAACCTCTGCGACCTCCGCATTGTCAATGTGCTCAATTGCGAACTCCAGAGCCTCCGCACGGGTCATTCCCTTGTCTGCCATAATAGTACCTCTTTCTCTTAGTGAAAAGCCCCTTCAGCTTTTCTTTACAATATTATTTTAGCACTTTTGGAAAGTGTGTCAACCTTTTCACAAAATCTACATAACTTTAGTGCTTTAGTGTGCTAAAGTGGGCATTCAAAAAAAATTAAAAAAATTTCAAAAAACCTCTTGACAAATCTGTAGTGCGGGGTGTAAAATTTTTCGCCCTCCCAAGGGCGCTTTCGCGCCCTCGGTTTTGGTGGTTTGGTTTGCTAATCTTTCAGCCAAGCAAGTTTGTAGGGGTTTTCGTTGTGCCATACAAAATGCTGATACCCTTCGGTTATCAATTCACCATTGCCATTAATAATTGCAAGGTGTGCATCGTCATCGCGTTCTGCCCACCGGCTGCCAATTTCTTTTGCTTCGTCCAGCGTCTTGCAGATTACAAACCTTCCTTCACCCTCTTCGACCAAATAATAATACTCTCCAACAATGTACATTTTCTTGCTCCTTTCTACTTGTTCATTTCAGCAATTGCCTTGTTCCTGTAGAGCCTTTCAACCTCTGCCAGCTTGCGGGGGTCACGCTGACGAATTGCAGCCTTGCGCATGTAGTGGTAGGTGTCAACCCAGCCGCCCCGCATAACCATCTTCCTGTTGTTCATTGTTTACCCCCTTCAGTTTTTTTCTTACAATGTAAGTGTACACCTTTGGTCGGTGTGTGTCAAGCACTTTTTTACAAATATTTTAAAATAATGCTGCACCATACTAGACCAGTAATTGCCCACACTCCAAGAGGAATAGCAAAAGATACAATCTTTGCGGGGATAGTCATAATTTCCCAATAATTATTCGTCATGTGCGCAGCCCACCTAATAAGATAGGCACTTGCGGCGAGTAGCAAAATTCCCCAAAGCATAACAACTCCCTAAACTAGCATGATAAAAATAGCTGCGGCGATAGCGATAACCAAACATGCGAGAGACTTTTTTGCATCGCACATCTTGAAGAAATACCAGCACCCAACGCCAGCGGCGAGACAAATCCCCCAAACGAAAACCCAACCAAACAGAACGAGTGCGATAGTTGCCTGTGACATTTTAACCCCTTTCCTTTAACTATCTAATTAAATTGTAGCATAATAAAAATAGTTCTGCAAGTGTTTTAGGACAAAAAAAATAAAAAAATTTTTTTAAAAAACCTCTTGACAAATATGCAGCAGTTGTGTTAAAATTTTTCGCCCTCATAGGGGCGCTTGCGCGCCCCTCGTAGTTGGTTGGTTGATTGGCTGTTACAAATCATCGCCCATTTCGTCCTCCCAAACAGAGCAACCCCAATACAGCTCCTCTGCATCGCACTTGTCGGCGAATGGACAAACCTCACAGTTTTTGGGGGTTCCTTCCTCAATGAGATACTCTTCAAACGCCCTTTCAATCTCCGACATTTCAAACATGATAACCCCTCCTAATCCTCAATGATAAGCTGATAACAAAACTCACAAACTGGCACAAATTCCGTGTTGTCGGCGTTGCGCGTCCACCACCAATCATGGACGTGTGCGCCGCACATTCCGCACTCTTTCCACTCTCCCGCCTCAACCTCGGCGAGATGCTTCTCGACTGCGGCAACCCTTGCGTCTGCTTCTGCAATGGCGTTATTGCACGCCAGCACAGCGAACAGGCACGCGACAAGTGCGGCGGCTGCGATAACATACCCAATAATTGCCTTCATTGTCTTACCCCTTCTCTTAGGTTTCTAACAACTGTAGTTTACATTAAGCAATTAGAATTGTCAATACCTTTTTTGAAAATAATTGTTAAAAAATAAATTTAAAAAAATAAAAAAATTTTTAAAAAAGTACTTGACACAGATAGCAAAGTGTGCAATAATAAGATTGTCGAAAGGAGGAGAAAACATACAAGGCATGGACGCACGATGGGCTGGCGGTTAACCCAGGGATGCGGTTGGCCACAGTCTACCCTGCAAATCGAACATTTGTTCGATTCAGGATAGAAAAATTTTTTTTAATTTTTTTTAAAAAAACGCTTGACATTCCTGTGGTGCTTGTGGTAAAATTTCGCCCTCACTCGAACAAATGTTCGAGTAAGGTGCCTCTACTCAATGATTAGCATACCACTGCCAAAGAGTAGCACAAACACACCGCTTCCCTCCATGTCTGCTAGGTCATCATAGCCATAGGCTTGCGCGACATCGTCCTCTTTGTAGCCCTCGGAGAATTCCTCCCAATGCACATAGTTCTTCACATCATCAGCGCTTAGCCCATCGAACAGGTCAGCGCCGCACACTGCGACGAGGTCATCGAAGACGTGACCGGGTAGCGCGTTCACTAGCGCCCGCACGCCCTTGCCATCTATCCACATAGTCTTTCCTTTCTCTTGGAGTCTAGGTGGGGATTTCTCCCCACCTAATGCTCGTCTCTAGTTGTTGTTGTACCTCTCCCACATGTGGAAGTAATTGTAAACGTCACCGCTCCAAATCTGCCACGTCCCGAAGTCTACCAGATAGTGACCCTTCAGCACGATGCGGTCCGCAGCCTCCTCAATGGTTGCCCAGTCCAGAACACCCTCGACCAGCTTGCGCGCGGTGAGATAGTCCGACGCTTCGCGGATGCGTGCAAGGTAGATGTCCAGCGTGACGATGTTGCTCTTGTTGCTCATGGTGTACCCCTCTCTACTGTCTTACCCTGACAAGATCATTGTACCACCCCGCACTACGTCTGTCAATAGGGAAATAAAAAAAATTTTTTTAAAATTTTTTGCAAAAAACTCTTGACACCTCTTGTAGCATGTGGTAAAATCTCGGCCTCGCTCGGCTCATTTGTCAAACTTTACAAATGTATTTTTTCAGACAAAATCACTACGTTTGAGGCTTTTATTTGACCTAGTCAAATAATTCGTGTCGCTCGACAGAAAAGTTACCCTAGGTTAACAAAAAGGCGCGCCCTCACTCGGGCAGCTCGGCTGAAAGGACAAGTTCACTACGTTTGAGCAAAAAAAGTTAACCTGGGTTAACAAAAAGGCGCGGCCAGGTTCGGCCAGCGCGAGCGCGGCTCTACAGAAAAAAGTTAGCTTGCGCGAACAAAAAGGCGCGCCCTTGGTCGGGGTGCTAGGGCGGGGTGCCGCGCCGCTCGGCCGCGGCGAGAGAACACCTACATGACTACGCCGCCCAGAAATTTTCGCCAATTGAAGGGGGCCCGGATTATGGGACAAATCTCTATAGAGTGTGTCATAACGTTTTGCCTCCTCCAACACACATTCATAGTCAATTTTCAAAACCGTAATCTTAACACACGTTCACAGCCATTAATCATATTATAGCATAAAATTTTATTTTTTCAAGGGTAAATTCTAATAACCGTTTATCGCCGAAATTTAATTTTATTAAGAAAAAATTTGCTCGGCTAAAGCCTCGCTATTTTTTTAGCTAAAACTAAAAAAATTTGACAAAATAAAGAAAAAAATGGTATAATACTATTGTAAGGTCGAATAGTCAAGCTTTAGTTTGACCTAATAATAATACTAGGAGTGTTGTACATGCAATTAGACTACAGCCTAACCACTCCAGAAGAAAGAATAGAGTGTGTTAAAAAACTAATCGCTGAGACTCCTGACGAAAAACTTACGCCGCAATATTTACTTTACATGTCTAATTATATATTATTTACACAAGATCGTAATCAAACTAAGAAAGAGAAAAAAGCAGAACATCCAATCTTAACAAAAAACAGAGAAGCAACAATTAATAAACGTCAGGTGTCTTACGAAGAAATAGTCTCCAACTTAGAAAATGGAGAAGATGGCATCTACGCCATGATAAACAATGACAAGAATCAAATTCTTGATCCAAAAGACCCAATAACAGAAGAAGATAAACTCACCATCCCTGGGATGCAAGATTTAATTGACACAATAAATTCCTTGCAACGTCAGTTCGACAAAGCAACAGGCACTGCACGTTACATCCTTAAAAAATCAATCATTGAAACGTGACAACAAGCCTACCTCCTAAAAGCATCTTATAAAAATGCTAATGGGAAAATGAAATCTTCTCAAATAAAAAGCCTTATTAAACTAGATATACACGAAGAAATACACTTCGATGATGAAGGAATGCCAGTATCAGATGGTCTACTTTCCCTTCTAAATCCAGACCATGTTTCTTTCCTTCTCTGTTACTACACAAAACTAAAAGAAGAATGTTGAGACGACTTACAATGCGACATGCATTGATTACTAATAGACCTAGAACAACTAACAACACGTGTCCTCGCAGAAGATTATCCTCTCCTTTACGACCTAGTAATTTGAAAAATAGATGGTCTAACCAACGAAGAGATACAAATTGAGATGGATCGCAAATACGCAGAATGACATTCTGAACAATATTATTCTTCTTTGTGACGCAAAAGAATACCTCGGTTGATCTCGGAACAAGCTAAAAAAGATTACTTAATTTGATACTACACCAATAAAGAATATGGCTATTGAAAGAAATGCACGAAGTGCGGGCAGATAAAATTAGGTCACCCCGCGTTCTTCTCGAAGAATTCGTCCAAAGATGGCTTCTATAGTCAATGTAAAGACTGCAAAAATGGCAAAACTAAAAAAGGCTCGTAAGAGCCTTTTTTCATAGATACAAAAGGAGTAAAGATGGCAGAAAGAATAACTTGTACAAAGTGCGGGCGCTCGCGACCGGAGACTGAATTCTTTAAACTAAAGACAGGCAATCGCGACAATATTTGTAAGGATTGTCTGACCATGTATATTGACAACCGCAAACCAGAAACATTTACGTGAATCCTTGAAAAATTTGATGTACCGTACATTGAAAAGAAATGGGTCCAACTCTGCAACGAAACATACAAAAAGAATCCTGGTTCATTCGGGCCTAAGTCAGTCATAGGTCGTTATTTACGCGCCATGAATATGGTTCAATATAAATCATACACTTACGCAGATTCCGATAAACTAAACTTCGCAGACAAAAAACAACAACAAGAATCAAGTGCGGCGGTCGCTGCGGCCCAAGAGCGAGAGCAAGAACTAAGGGATAAATTAGAGCGCGGAGAAATTACAGAAGCACAATATAATACTTTATCTGCGGGAACCCCTTCATCCAACGATGCGCCAGAATTTGAAATTCCTAACCTGCCGCACTATCAAATAGATGAATCTGTTATCACAGATTCTCTAACAGATGATGACATACAATTCTTAATGTTAAAATGAGGAACTGTCTATACTCCTTCACAATGAATTGCAATGGAGACAATGTACAAACGTTACTCTAATGAATATGAACTTAATGTAGACCGCGAAGAAGTTTTAAAGAAAATGTGTAAAACTTCACTTAAAATGGATGAAGCTTTAGACACAGGAGATGTTAATGGCTACAAGAGTCTTGCAACCGTCTTCGATCAGCTCCGCAAATCAGGTAAGTTTACAGAGGCTCAAAATAAAGATGATAAGCAACGCTATCTTGACTCTATTGGAGAGTTAATTGCTTTGTGTGAGCGTGAAGGTGGACCAATTAAACAACTACCTAATCCAGATGAATATCCGCAAGACAAAATAGATTTTACGTTGCGGGACCTCAAGTCTTACACATACGGCCTCGTTACCAATGAGTTAGGACTTGGAGACTTAATTGAGTCATACATTGAAAAACTTGAAAAAGCTGAAGAAGAAGGTGATGTAAACTTAAATCAAGGATTAATTACATCTGAAGAAGAACTTGCGGCCGACGCGTTGACGGATGACGAAGCTGAAGAGTTTCAGATGTTTTTAGAGAACGAGATAGAGAAAGACGCGGAGAAATTGTTAGAGGCTCTTGGGGAGGTGTAATAAATGTCTTTAGAAGCATTAATATCTACTCAAAGAACTAGAGAACAAGAAGAAGAGATTACTAAAGAAACTATCTTAAAAAATATAGAACCACTACGTAATATTATTGCCTATTGGAGAGTTTATCCTGATAGATTTGTTGATTTTTTATGTTCTTTAAATCCTGATAATACTTTCCATTTCTTCTTTTATCAAAGATTATTCTTGCGAGCAGTCATGCGGCACAAATATGTTTTTGGTACATTTGTGCGTGCTTGGTCAAAATCTTTTATGTCAGTTATGTCTTTAATGATTAAAGCTATTTTATATCCTGGCGCTAAACTTTTTACTGCGGCGGGTGGTAAAGAACAATCTGCGCAAATTTTGTCTGGTAAAGTAGATGAAATTTGTCGTTTAATTCCTGCTTTTGAAAAAGAGATTATTTGAGATACTCGTGGCATTAGAGCGCGCACATCACAAACTAAAGATAGTGTTATTTATACCTTTAAGAATGGTTCAACTCTAGAGAACGTTGCGGCGACAGAGAAAACAAGAGGTAGGCGTTTTCAAAGTGGATTATTTGAAGAGTGTGTTGGTATTGACCAAGATATTCTTAATGAAGTATTAATTCCTACTTTGAATGTTAATAGGCAAATACCTGGCTGGGGTGCGGACGACCATGAGGCGTTAAATAAGAGCCAAATTTTTGTTACATCAGCTGGATATAAAAACACTTATTCTTACGAGAAATTAATTCAGTTATTATGTATGTCTGTTGCTCGACCTGCGGACGCCATGATTCTTGGAGGTTCTTGGCGCGTTCCTGTTATTGAAAAATTATTAGATAAAAACTTTGTTAAAGAATTAAAACTTGATGGTACTTTTAATGAAGCATCATTTGAACGTGAGTATGAATCTAAATGGACTGGAGATATTGAATCTGCTTTCTTTGAATCATCTAAATTTGATAAAAATAGAATTATTAATTTACCAGAATATAAATTTAGCAATAAGACGTCCAAGGACGGTTATTATATTATGGGCGTTGACGTAGGACGTTTTGGATGTACTACTGAAGTTTGTATTATCAAAGTAACTCCCGCAACCTCTGGCATTATGTTAAAACGGCTAGTTAATATTTATTCTTTTGATGAAGAACATTTTGGTATGCAAGCAATTAAATTAAAGAGACTATTTAATCAATATAAATGCAAAATAGCCATTATCGACGGTAATGGTTTAGGTGCGGGGCTTGTAGATATGTTAACAATGGATACTACTGACCCCGATACTGGAGAAATTTTATATAATTGAGGCGTTTATAATGATGAAGATAGAACATACAGGTCTATGGAAACAGAGAACACTTTACATAATGCTATGTATGTTATGAAAGCCAATCAAGCATTGAACTCTGAAATGTATGCTTACTGTCAATCACAAATGAGCGCAGGGCGCATCAAATTCTTAGTCGATGAAAATATTGCAAAGAATAAATTATTAGCCCAAGAGCAAGGAAAGAAAATGAGTCCTGCTAAACGTGCGGAGTACCTGCAACCGTTTGTGCAAACCTCTATCTTAAAAGACCAGATGTTAAACTTAATTCAAGAAAATGATGGCGCACATATTATTTTGAAACAATCTTCTAAAAAGATTAAGAAGGACAAGTTTTCTGCTTTAATTTATGGTTTATATTGGTGTAAACTACAAGAAGATAAACGTGGCAAGCGTGCGCGATTAAATCCAAATGATTTAATGCTCTATAGTAAAAAAATTGGGGTAAGATAGAATAATTTAGGTTAAGTGTTTTTGAATATTTATTAGATAGTGTTTAAAGGAGGAATGTAATGTTAGCTTCAAGTATGGAGGTAAAAATTCATAATATTCTAACAGATTATGACATTCCGTTTGAAGAAGAATATGAGTTTGAAGATTTAATCGCATCTAGTGGCCGACATTTACGTTTTGATTTTGCTATCTTCGCTGAAGATGGTAGTTTAGATTTTTTAATTGAAGCGCAAGGACGACAACACTATACTAGTGTTAGTAAATTTGGTGGAAGTCGTGGAGTCAGTAGACAGCGATACAATGATACACAGAAAAGAAAATACTGCTTAGATCATAATATAAAATTAATTACTATACCTTATTATGATGAACCTAAAATAACGTATGAGTATATTATGAATGCGGCAGGTTATTAAAGGAGGTGAGCGGTGGCTACCGCAAACGATTTTAAATTAACTTCGCAGTCAGAATCCCCGCATACCTCTAGGGATTTTAACAAAATTAGAATTGGAAAAACTACTTTATCCAATGATGTATTCTTTGATTTGGATTATTACAAAAAGGATCGCGCTCGCCGCAGACCTTTTGTACGAGCTGATATTATGAGGGCTTTAGCAGAGCAAGATATTTTTACTTTGCGCGCTGTTTCTCAAGCTTATTTTAATATGAACGGTATTTATATGAGATTATGTCGATATATGGCTTATCTCTATAAGTATGATTGGACAATTACTCCGATCATTTATGATGAAACTATTAAGCCTGAAAAAGTTATTGAAGGGTGGTACAAAGCTTCTAACCTCTTGGATAACTGTCATTTAAGAAAGAACTTTGGGGAAATTGCTCTTAAAGTTGTTAGAAATGGTTGTTATTATGGTTATAGGGTCGAACAAAAAGATGCGGCGTACCTACAAGAATTACCTGTAAATTATTGTCGTAGTCGTTATAAGCAAAATGGAAAACCCATTGTAGAATTTAATATTAAATATTTTGATGATAGATTCAGCGATGTGGATTATAGAATTAGAGTTCTTAAATTATTCCCAATAGAGTTTAGGAAAGCTTATTTATCTTATAAGCGTGGCACACTAAAGAAAGACTTTAATGGCGATGATAATGGATGGTTTGTTCTTGATCCAGATAGGACAGTTAAGTTTAATCTTAGCAATACTGATATTCCATTGTTTGTTGCGGTGATACCTAAGTTAATGGACTTAGAGGATGCGCAAGACCTAGATAAGAAACGCATGGAGCAACAGTTATTACGTTTAGTTATTCAAGAAATGCCATTAGATAAAAATGGTGAATCTATTTTTGATATTCCTGAAATTCAAGCATTCCATAATAATGCGGTGGAAATGGTTGGAGATTCTATTGGTATTAGTGTTCTTACTACATTAGCTGATGTTAAGGTTGAAGATTTATCAGATAATGGTAATATGAGTTCTGCGGATCAGCTTGATAAAGTTGAAAGAACTGTTTACAATGAAGCTGGTGTTAGTCAAAAACAATTTAACACAGATGGTAATATTGCTTTAGAGAAATCTATTGCAAATGACGAAGCTACTATGACTGATTTATTATTACAGTTTGAGGAATATGTACAAACATTACTTAAACCATTTAATAAAAATGAGAAGCGTCTAAAGTATAAAGCTAGTATGTTACCAACAACTATTTATAACTATAAAGATTTATCCAAGATTTACAAAGAGCAAACACAAATTGGTTTTTCCAAGTTATTGCCACAGGTTGCTTTGGGGCAGTCACAGAGTACAGTTATGGCAACTGCTTACTTTGAGAATGAACTATTACATCTTGAAGATTTATTTGTACCACCGCAAATGTCTTCTACCATGAGCGGTAAATCAGGTGATAGTGGTTCAGAAGGTGGGCGTCCTGAATTACCAGACGATCAAAAATCAGAGAAAACAATTGCAAATAGAGAATCTGCGAGTTAGGAGAGGATTGTATGGCTTTAAAAAATATTTCTGAAGTTAACACAATTCAAGGGCCGCAGTTTATTAATCTAGAACCTTTGGATATTAATCCTCTCATGTCTCGTTGTGAAATTAAAGTATTTTACTTAGGACATAACCGCAATGGTTCTTATATTAATCGTTCAACTGCGGAAGAGATGGCTAAAACTCTTCGCGGCACACCTATCGTAGCTGCATGGGATGAACAAAAGGGAGATTTTGGCGATCATGGTCATATCATGCATATTGAAGATGGAAAAGTTACTTTTTCTTGCAAAACAATTCCCTATGGTTTTGTTGCTCCAGATGCTAGAGTATGATTCCAGAACTTTGTCGATATAGACGAATTTGATAATCAAGTTGAACGCACTTATTTAATGACTACAGGCTACTTGTGGTCTGGTCAATTTGAAGAACTCAACAAAGTTATTAAAGAAGGTCAACCTCAATCAATGGAACTTGATGATAAAACTTTAGATGGACATTGGGCAACAGATAATAATCTCGGAGTTGAGTTTTTCATTATTAATGACGCAGTTTTTAGTAAGCTGTGCATTCTTGGGGATGACGTAGAACCTTGCTTTGAAGGTAGTGCTGTTACATCTCCTGAGGTTAGCAAAGAATTCTCTTCAAGGCAAGAATTTGAGCAAACCTTATTTACGATGATGAATGAATTAAAAGAAGCGTTACAAAGCAAAGGAGGGTCGAGTATGCCTGACGAGTTTGCAGAGCAGACAGAAATTGTTGATGAATCTGCGGCGGACGCTCCTGCGGTCGAATTTGCTGCTGAAGAAGTAGTTGAAGAGGCTGTAGCTGAAGAAGTCGTTGATTATAGTAATGCGGACGGTGCTGCAGACGATTCTTCTGACGAACCCGAGGATGTAACTGAATTTGTTGCGGATGACGACAAGGACGATTCCGTGGACAATGAATTTACATCTGAAGATGAGGATGATGAAGAAGAGGACGAAGATGAGCCAACAAATTACTCGCAAGAGCAATTTGAAGCTATGGAGAGCGAGCTTTCTTCCTTACGCGCAGAGGTTGAAGAGTTACGTGAATTCAAGCTAGGCATCGAAAATCAGCAAAAGGATGCATTGATTAACTCATATCACATGCTTTCTGATGAAGATAAAGCAGACGTGATTGAGCACAAATCAGAGTATAGTTTAGAGGAAATTGAATCTAAACTAGCTGTCATCTATGTTCATAAGAATGTTGACTTTGAATCTTTGACAGGTAAGCCTGAAGATATTACTTTTGAGGCTGAGCCTGCACACGAAGAAGATCCAAGTCTTACTTTCTCTTTAGATGATGAAGTTGCGGGGTTTGTTCCTAGTTTGGTTCAAGTACTCCGTCAAACCGCAAACAAATAAATAAAGGAGGAAAGTGCTAATATGGCAATTACCATTACACGCGATGGATATGGTCAGGTAGAGCCTAACCACTTATCCGCTCCTCGTGATGGTCGCGTCTATGCGCAGCTCCCCGCTAAAGAGGGTATCAAAATCCTCGAGAATGGTATGTTCGTTAAATATGACTATGCCGCTGGCGAATGCAATTTTGATGGGGACGGCGCTTGGATGCTCGTTTACAATGAGGAAAAGCTTTATGATGAGCGTCACCAGATGCACAAGGACTGGGCACAGAAGGTAGAAGATTCTTATGATGGTAAGATCTATCCTCGTGTTTTCGGCATTGTAGCTGGTGATCTTTTTACTACAAATATGTTCGCAGATGAAACAGAGCTTGAGGTTGGCATGGACCTAACCCCAGGTGAAGACGGTATTTTAGCAGAAGTTGATGAAAACGCTGAGGACGAGCCTACTCTCGTCTTTAGGGTTGTCAGGGAGTGGACTCTTCCCGATGGTCAGCCTGCTGTTAAACTACAGTGCATCAAGGCTTAATTGAAGGAGGGAAGCATATAATGGATTATAAAGATCTTCGCGAATTAGCTCGTATCGCTGTTTCTGCTGATCCAAAGGCTCCAGTTGCTTACTCCTTTGGTGAAGAAACATTTACACTTGATCAGGTTAACGAAGCTCTAGCAGTTGAGTTTAAGGCTCTTGCTCCTGACTATCGTACCTACAAAGAAAACCAGAATCTCATTTTCCGTCTTATTGAGGAAACTCTTAATGAGGTTCTCCCTGCTCGTGTTGAGCAGCAATACATGGACTTTGCTGAGGTCCGTCGCGTTGCTCAGGGCGACAAGGCTATCTTCCGTCAGCGCATCTCTGAATCTTCAAAGATTCGTGCAAAGAAAAACTTCGTCACCCGCGTTGGTCTAGCTGGTCGTTACGAAGTCTTCATGCTTGATGGTCGCTCCCTCGAGGTTGCAACCAGCGCTATCGGTGGAGCTGCTCGCATTGGCTTCGAGGAATTCCTCGATGGCCGCATTCAGTTCTCTGAACTCACTGGTCTTATCATCGAAGGTATGGACGAGTACATTTATCGTGAGATTGCTAAGGCTCTTGAGGCTACAGTTAAGAATCTCCCCGCAGTTCAGCGCGCAGAGGTTGCTGGATTTGACGAGGACACAATGGATGAACTCCTTGCTATCGGCGATGCTTATGGTCGTGCAGCTATTTATTGCACAGCAGAATTTGCTGCTAAGATGGTTCCTGCCCAGGGTTGGGTTTCCGACAATATGAAGGACACTCTCTGGAGCAAGGGTATGCTTGGTATCTACAAGGGTCACCAAGTTATCATTCTTCCGCAGTCTATGGTTGATGAAACCAACCAAGAGAAGGTTATCGATCCTGCCCAGGCTTACATCATGCCTGTTGGTTCCGAGAAGCCTGTTAAGCTAGTCTTTGAGGGTGGCGCTTGCGTCCGCACAGTTGAGGACAACGACGACTGGAGCACCGACTTCCAGACCTATCAGAAGTTCGGTATCGCTACACTTCTTAATGGCATTATGCTTAGCTATCGTAACACCGATCTTAAGAAAGCTAGCCGTATCCACAACCTTCCCGTTGACGGCGGCGATGACGATAGCGGTACAACAAACCCTTAATAGGCCCGACCGTTACAGCCGAGGACGGGACGGCCGATCTTTGGGGGCTAACAGCAACAGACCTACAGGAAGGTCTAACAATTGCTAATGGAGCAATTACTGGTACTCTTAAGTATGTTGACGCTCCAGCCTACGTTAATACTTGGCATGTAAATCACTACATGGCACTAGCGTTTGAAGACCAAGACGATGCAGATTCCATCGCAGTTGGTATTCTAAACACTGTCGAGCTTGATATCGACAACATCGCAGTGATTGCTGTTGACGACCTCACCAAACCGTTGAAGGTCGTTGTTACCAAGGGTGCAGAGTCTCAGACATTTGAATACAATTTGAGTGGATTAACTCTTGCTCCGCAAGGCTAATTAACTTTAGCGACAAGGGGAAGGGAAAGAAAATATTTTCTTCCCTTCCCTTTTACTTGTTTTAAGAGATAAAAGGAGAAAATATGTTAAAAGATCAAGATATGGTAGAAGTTCGCAATCTTGTCGACCACATGGTTGTTTACAAGCTTGATGAACTCAATCGTAGGGTTGTTTTTAACCCATTTGAAACTAAAAAGGTGTCCGCAGGTGAACTCCGTCGTCTTAACTATCAACATGGTGGTCAAGTCTTACTTCATAATTATCTTTCAGTTCAAAATCAAGAACTTCGCAAAGAATTTGGTATTGACCCCACAATGGTTGAATATGATTGGACATTAAAAGATATTGATGCGGCGCTTATATTACGTCCTATGGATGAACTTTTAGATGCTCTAGAGTTCGGGCCTGAAGGTATTAAAAATATGTTAGTCGATAGGGCAGTACAATTGAAGATTCCCGACACCAATAGGAGAAAAGCAATTCAAGATATTATGGGTGTCGATGTAAATAGTATGATTAATTTTCAAGCGCAGATGGATGCGGCGCCTAAGACTGAAGCACCGCACACTCGTCGCTCTGCACAAACCGCTCCTAAAACGAGGAGACGTGTTCAGTAATAGTTGAGAAAGGAGATTGATATGGCAGAAGAACTAATAGAAGTAACTCCTTTCCAAGAACAATATGATTTTTTCTTAGCTGGTATTACCGATGATATGTTTATGGAAATGACTAGAGAAGATACTGAAGAATTATTGGAAGAAATTCTTCTGGCAGCCCTGCCGCATTTTGAATTTCCGCTTGAAAAAAATTTGTTCGACAGTATAGATTTAGAAAATAAAAATTTTGGTTTAAAGCTAAATCTTGAAGAAAAAATGATTATTCGCCAGTATATGATTAGTGAATGAATTGGTTATCAGTTAGCTACTATTGACTTGGTAAGACAAAAATATAGTGGTACAGATTTTAAATTTACTTCTCAAGCAAGTCATATTAAACAACTTACTGCTCTAAAAGCCCAGTATGAGCAGAAAGGTTTTCACTTACAGCGCCTCTACCGCAGACGCAGTAAGAAAGACGCAAATGGCAATTTCTTGTCCGCTTACACCCAGATTGTCGAGCGTCTATAATGTTATGTGTGTTCGAGTCTAATATTGATACTGATTCTTACACTCTTGGAGAGTGCTTAAAAAGAGTTGGTAATCAAATTTTCAAACTGCTACCGATGCGGGAAGAGGGTGGAGAGTGGATTAAACCACTTGAAACTGTTACTCTTGAATTAATAGGTATGTATAATTTATTTCCTGAAAAGCAAGATTTATTTTCTTTAATTTGTAAATTAGAGGGATTAATTGAAGAAGGCGATGAAGGAGATTTCTTGAAGTACCGCCGCACTATTTTTGAATGTTGCAGTTTAGTAGATAGGTTAAAACGAAATGTCAGTTAAGACCTTAGCCGCTAGATTGGAATACATGGGCGGAGACATGCTGGGCAGAATTAAACAACAAAAATTAAATGGGTTGCGGGCAGCCCTAACGAACGATTATAACAGCCGCATGATTAAAACACCTATTCATGAGGCTTGACCTGCTTTAATTAATGAGAATAATTTAAAACCTGATTATGATAAGAAATTTGTTTCAGTTGAGTTTGATAGTGAATTAGAGCCAGGCGATGTTTTTGAGTGCTTAGATGATGGTACTCATTGGATGGTATATTTACCAGTATTAACTGAAATTGCTTATTTGAAATCAGAAATTATTAGGTGTAGATATACTTTAACAATAGATGATACTAGCTATTGGATTTATTTCCAAGGGCCGACTGAAACTGATATTCGCTGGTTTATTAAACGTGGTATTAATGTTAATGAGTTAAATTTATCTGGTACTATCTTTATTAAAAATAATGAGCAAACTAGAGAGTTTTTCAATAGATTTACTCATATTAAAGTTGCAGGACATATGTGGGAAGTTCAAGTTACAGACTCTATTTCTGTGCCTGGTGTATTAGAACTAGAAGTCCAAGAGTATTACGATAATACGATCGCGGAACTCCCTGAAATTGTTGATGCATCGCAACAAACCAATATTGTTGGTCAAGAAGTTGTAAAACAAGATGTCACAGTTGGTTATTTTATTCCTGCGGAGTACTATGATAAAAATTCAACATGGACTGTTACAGGTAATGATAGAGTATTTGTAACAGAGATATTAGATGAAGGTCAAATGTGTAGAGTTCGCATTTATGATGGTGCGGTGGGTAGCTTTGTCATATCTCAAGGTAACAACTCAATGGAAGTTACTATAGATTGGCAAGAACCATACATCAAAGGCCCAACTGAAATATATCCATATGATTTTTATACTTACACAGCTAATGGTGTGTTTAGTATTGATACTAATTTAGTACGCATAGTTGAGCAAGATGGTACTAAGTGTGTTATTGAAGTATTAACTGGTAAGAAGGGTGAGTTTATACTTAGTTGTACTCATGAAGTAGACGGTGAAGATGTAGTAGATACTTTACCAGTTAAGATTGGTAGTTTGTGGGGAGGTAAAGATGAAAAAAGCATCGGCATTGTTAGCTAAAAATTTCAAAAACACCTTCCTGTCTTGTGAAGTTGATCAAGAAACAATTTGGCGGAAACTTTTTGTAGAAAGTAGACCATATAGTGATAAATTAAAAAGATTACTAGTGGTTAATACGCCAAATTGTCTTGATGAATCACAACGACAATATCAAGAGATTATTGATAAAAGAACATTGCATGACCTTAAAGAGGGTAAGTATTTGCGGACGGTGCCTAAACTAACTTTTGAAGAGCATGAAGAAGTTAAGTCTTATATTTTGCTAGAATTTGATAGTTTTACACCGTCTGAAAATCCTCATTATAGAAATTGTATTATTAGTTTTACAATTATTTGTCACTTAGATTATTGGGAACTTGAAGATTATAAGTTGCGTCCTTATCAAATTGCGGGGTACATTGATGGTTTAATGAACAATACTAGATTAAGTGGTATTGGTACTTTACAATTTATGGGTGCGCAAGAAGTAGTTCTTAATGAATATCTTGGTGGTATGATGATTCGTTATATAGCGACACATGGTAATGAGGACAAAGAAAAGGTAAACGAAGAATTACCTTCTGCTTACACTTATCCTCTTGATTAGGATGATGTGTTATGGCGATAAAAGGAGATTTAAAACAAGTAGGGTTATATTTATCTGGAGCGCCAGTGCCGATTCCAGATTGTAATATTATTCTTACACAACCATCTGTGCGGGATGTGGTATTATTTGGAGAAGATGAATTTTTAATTATTACAAATATATTGGCACATCCTGAAAATTTAACTAAAGAAATGCGGGAGGGCAATTCTCAATTAGCCCCATTGCCAGATTTTCAGTTATTAATGATGGTTTTTAAGGGTGAACCAACTCTAAAAGGTTCTGTTGATAAATTATTTGAATTAATTTTTCCAACTTATAGTCAAATTAAGTTTACTGATAACTCAATTGATTTTTTTGTTCAGAATGAAGATAAAGAGAGGCTGTGCGGCCGCATTACATCTTTTAATTTTGAAAAAGTTTCTAATTTAATCAATGATTTATTTGAACCGCAAAATGAAAAAGAGAAAACTTTTAATCCTATTAATAATAAAGCTGCGGAAATTGCAGCAAAGATTCAAAAAGGGCGGCAAAAAGTAGCAAGACAACGGGGTGATGATGCCCCGCAATCCTTGTTTGGAAGATATACTTCTATTCTTGCTATTGGAATGCAGATGAATATTCAAACATTTTATGAATATACGCCTTTTCAATTATATGATGCTTTTAATCGTTACTTTGCTAAAGTTAATAGTGACTTCTATGCTAAAGTAGCAACTACTCCTTTGATGGATACTTCAAAAATGGAAGAACCAGAAGAGTGAGTAAGAGCATTATATAAATAATTGGTAATAATTTGGTGCCTTGACCAAATTTATTATATAGAAATTTTTTAATTTGCGCGAATTAAAAAATTACTAAGGAAAAATATGTATACAGATTTTTTCTAAAGGAGGAAAACACATGCGTTTTGGCGTTCGCGAAATTTGCGATGTTGTTTTCAAGCCCCTCGCTGCCGTAGACATTGGTAACCAACACTTTGATGCTATGCAGCCTGTCCTTTATTTGGACACAGCTAAAACCTCTTCATTAGAGGGTGCATCCACAACTGTTTATGCTCAGGGTGGAAAAGGTAATCCTCGTCTAATCGGTTGGGACGGTGAGAAAACACTTACCTTTACCGTTGAAGATGCACTTATGTCTCCACTAAGTTTCCATATGCTTTCTGGTGCGGGTGTTGTTAAGGGTAGTGACGATGCTAATGGCAAGAAGATTTATGTCCATCAGACATATGACCTTGTTGTTGAAGGTACAGCTGGTGCATTTTATGCTAAACTTCCTGGCGATATTCGTGGTGGTGCTCAAATAATTGCTTCTATCGAAGCTCCTATTTATGCTACAACTCTTGACAGTGCTGGTGCTCAAAAGCTTTCTCTAAGTGCTATTACTGCAACTGAAATCAAACAGAGCGCTGCAGAGGGAACTTATGCAAGCGCTACTGGAGCTACTTTTTCTGCAAAAGGTGAAATTCAAAATTTAGGTGCTACCGATATTCTTTACTTTGATTTAAAGCATAGTGCTGAATATTCTGGTTTTGACGCTTATACTGAAGGCAGTATTGCAGCTGGCGATACTGTACGTATTGACTGCTATGCGGTATATGGTGCTGGTGCTCAGGAACTTCAAATTGATGCTGAGACATTTGGTGGATATTATTACATCGAGGCTTCAACACTTTTCCGTGATGAAGCTACTGGTCAAGACTTCCCTGCAGAATTTGTAATTCCGCGTGGCAAGATTCAGTCAAACTTCACTTTCTCAATGGCAAACTCTGGTGATCCATCAACCTTCACCTTTACCATTGACGCCTTCCCGGCATACACTAAGTTTGACAAGACTAAGAAGGTTATGGCTGCTCTTCAGATTATTGATCCTTCAGTTTCAGCTCACAATTATGCTGATTCTAGTATCATTGGTCATGCTGGTCGTTATTCTACTTCTACTTCTGCAGTGGCTCCATTTGATAATGACAGCGTTATGGATAGTGATGAATACTATGGCATCGTTTATGATAATGCTTCAGTATTCGCGACCACTACTGCAGTTGCCACAACTACTGCAACTACTACTGGTTAATCGCAAACAATTGAATAATTTTAAAAAATGAGGGGTGTCCTATGCGGGCGCCCCTTATTTTTGTAGGTAGAGGTGGGAGGTGAGAAGATGGCAGTTGCAGATAATTTTATATCAAACATAGAACAAATTTTAGGTAAAAAATATTTACATTATCATAGTTATATTTCTGCAAATAATTTACATTATTCAGATTTAAATATTTTATTAAATAATCAAAAATATTTATTTACACAACGTTTTAATGCATTAAATACGCACAATAATCAATTATCATATAATCAAATCTCAAAAATTTTAAAAGATTGAGAAACTTCAGGACAAATTGGTAGTAGAATTTTAGAAGAATTAAATAAAATTTCTATATTTCAAGATGGTATGCCTACACAATATGGTACTTCAGCAGGAGTTGGTATTGAAGAAGATATAAGCATTGCTAATGCTAGAACGCATTTTAATAAAACTAAAAAGTCAGCTTTAGAATCTGTTGATAAAGTATGCACAGCTGTAAATAAAAGTATTAATAATATTATTAAAATATTAGCTGATAATAAAGAATACTTATTGGCTGAAGCATTAATGGATATATATTATAAAGGTAAGGACATTGTTCCTGCAGATTTAGGAATTCCTTCTAATACTTCTTTAGGTAGAAATTTAATTGCTATTTCTGATACAAAAATAACAGAAATAGTAAATACTATTAGACAAAATATAGATAATTTATCAGCATTAAACAATACACAAACCAAAGGTGAAGTGACTACAGCTTATTCAGATGCAGTTGGATCTATTAAAGCAAGTTTTAATAGTTTAGGTGGAACTATTCATGAGATGTGTTTTGCTTTTGCAGCTTTACGAGCATCACAAGATGGAGAAGAGTTGCTTAAAAAAACTAATGATGAAATTAGAGCTACTGTTGAAAGTTCTCCAGGAGGTAAGTTTTTCGTACATTGAAGTGCGCAAGATACAGCAGGTGAATCAGGTAAAGAATCAAAAGATGATGTAACTATTACTTATAATAATGGGAACATTACCGTAGATTTTGGCGGTTCTATTAAATTAAGACAAGGCCAAGGTTTTAAAGGCACAGAAGCTAAAACGGTTAGTGGTTTTACAGCAAGAGATAAATATTTTATAGATTATTTGCGTAAATTAGAAATTTATAGTTCTGGAGTGACAGAAGCTGCAGCATCGATGGTAGCTGCTCTCGGTTACAAAGGAGAAATTACACAATGATATGATATTAAACAACGAGCAGCTATGTTGAGTTTAGTTGATAGTATCGCAGGATCAGGATTAACTGGAGATTTTTCTTCTATTTTGGTTGTTAATAATAAAATTTTTAGTATAACTGATATATTAAATAATATAGGTAATACTTTAAGTGAGATTGGAACTAAAGGAGCAATTGGTAAAGGATATACTGTACAAGGCGCTGATTTAATACAAATGCAAAGTATGCTTAGAGAGATTTCTGAAGAAAAAGATAATATTGAAGCCCAAGCTTTATCTAGAAACAGACAAGCATGAGAAATTTTAGAAACTGAAAAAATATCAATTAGTTTGAATTTAGGATATTTATTTAATAATATATAAATTGACATAATAATAAAAATATATTATAATATTTTATATAGGAGATAAAAGGAGGCATAATGGCATTAGACATTAACAAAGAAAAAACATCCGTGCTTTCTTCTGCCGCACAATATGACATTATTAATTTTTCAATTCAAGCCGCAGAAGAAAATGGATTTTTAAATTCATTCATTTTTGAACGTGCATTATATTGCTTTGCGGCGATCGTACTTAACGACGACCGCAAAGAGGAAATCTCTTCACTAGTTGCCGCAGGTATTATTGAAGCTTGGGAAAAATTAGTTGAAGATGGCACAATGGATGAATTACTTGATAAATATTCTGAAGATTTAGATGATTTAAGTGAAAACGCTGGTCGTTGGTTTGAAGAATATAACAAATATACTATTTCTGCTCGTGGATTACTTAACAATATCCAAGAGCTAAGTGGAAGTATTGTTCAAAATGCGGCGGATCAGCTGCGCAATGCTTCACAAGAAGCTGGAGTTATGGATGTTCTTCGCATTGCAGACAACTGGGGTATGAATAACAATCCATTTCCGTCTGTAGAAAAGGAAGAAATTCAAGACCCAGACAGTCTATTATAATTAATTTTAGCTAAGATTAATGGCCCGTGGTGCTGCCGCATCACGGGCTTTTTTTTATAATTTTTTAGTATAATATTTTCTATTCATTAGGGTATATACTACTCTCTATTTAGAGATAAAAGGAAGTACGGTGAGACTCTTGGAGTTTTCACCAATTTCAATATAGAAAGGTGAGAACATTGGCCAAGTATTCAAATACAGTAGAGTATCAAATTAGAACAACTTTAGATAGTTCTGGTATTGCAAAATTAAAAGCAGAACTTAATAGTTTACAAAGTTTGGTACAAACGCGTAGTGCTCAGGGTATTTTAAATCCAAGTGCCGTTAATAAAACTTTAGCTGATATTAATAAAGTAAAAATAGCTTTACAAGAAGCTTTTAACCCAAAATTAGGTATGGTTAGTAATAAAGCTTTATTTAATAGTTTAGGTAAAGATTTAAATAGTATTTATCAGTCTTTTAGTCAATTAGGTCCTCAAGGTGTACGAGCTTTTGCTCAAGTTTATAATCAAATAGGCAAAATTGATTTAGGAATGAAACAAATTAGTTCTACTGCTGATAAAATTGTTAATACTTTTGGTAATACTTTTAGATGGGGAGTTATTGCTAGTATTTTTAGCGGTATTATGAATACTATTCATCAATCTGTACAATATGTAAAAGATTTAGATAATTCTTTAACTCAAATTATGATGGTGTCTGGTATTTCACGAGAAAATATGAATCAATTTGCAGTACAAGCAAATGAAGCTGCAAAAATACTTGGTGGTACTACAGTACAAATGACAGAAGCTACTAAAGTATTTATTCAACAGGGTTTTGATTTACAACAATCTGCACAATTAGGTTCTTATGCTGTTCACTTAGCGAATGTCTCTGAACAAGATTCTGCTACAGCATCAGATGAAATTACTGCTTATATGAATGCTTTTAAAATTCCATTAAATGATTTAGGTAATGCTATATCGAAATGAGCAGCAGTTGCTAATGCTACAGCGGTTGATGTTGAAGAATTATCTGTAGCTTCACAAAAAGCAGCTTCTGTTGCAGCAACTGTTGGAGTTGATTTGGATCAATTTGCTGGACATATCGCAGCTATTGAATCAGTTACACGAGAAGCACCAGAAAATATTGGTAATGGTTTAAAAACCATCTATTCTCGTATTGCTGATATTAGTTTAGGTGAAACTCTTGAAGATGGTGTTAATCTGGGGTCATTTGCTAAAGCTATAGAAAAAGTTGGAGTTCAAGTTTTAGATTCTGCAGGTAATTTAAGAAATGCAGGAGATATACTTGAAGATTTAATGCATGTTTGGCAAGATTTAGATCAAACTCAACGTGCGGCGGTTGCTAAAACAGTTGCGGGTCGTTTTCAATTAGCGCGTTTTGAAGCATTAATGAATCGTGCAGATATTTATGAAAATGCAGCTAATATATCTCGCCAAGAGACTGGTACAGATACTTATGATCGAATGCAAGAGACTTATAAAACTTCAATGGAAGGGCGTTTAAATACTTTAACAGCTACTATTGAAGGCATATTTGTTAAAGCATTTAATACAGATGATTTTTATGGTTTAATAGATGCGGCTACAAAATTGGCTGAAACGTTTGATAATTTAATACAAGCAATGGGCGGCGGAGGTCAAGCGGTTTTAGCTTTAGGAGCTATTATTACTAAAGTATTTAGTGATCAGTTTGGTCGTGGTATTTCTAATATGATTACTAATAGAGCTACTGCTCGACAAGGAATAGATAATCGTCAAGGAGCTATGGATTTTGCCAAAGCGCAATTGGCTGGTGCAGGATTAAATACAAATAATGTTCGTGTTAATGAATTAGCTAATAGTAGAGCAGAAGTTGCTCAATATGCTCCACAAATGAATACAGAACAAATTGAAAGAGCTAATAGTTTATGAGATAAACAAGTAGCAACTTTTCGACAATTAAATAGTGCAGAAGAAGAGTATCAAATCACTACTCAAGCTACAAAAACAGTTTTAAATGCTTTAGGATTTTCGAGTGAAGAAGTAAATATTGATTTAATAGCATTATTAAAAACTATTGAACAGGGTGGCGCGCAAGCAAAAATTACTGGTGAAACTTTAACTGCTATTCAAACAGACCAGTTTGTCGATAAATTGCGTAATGCTCAATTAAGTATTACTAGTTTTATTACACATTTAGAGAAAGCTCAAAAAACTGGCGCTGGTTGAGATAAAGTTATTGATGATGCAGATAAATTAGGTATATCATTAAAAGAAATTGGACAAGCTGCGAACTTGTCAAAAGAACAAATGCAATCATTAGAAAATATTATAGCTCAATTAGATGCAGTCACTGAAGGAGAAGAGATTAATGCTCAACAATTAAGTGCATCATTGCAAGAAGCTAATATTAATGTAGGACAATTAGCTGCGGGTTTAGAGAAATTAATTAAAGCCGGTGGAGCAAATAGTGAAATTTTAGAAAAACAAGAGCAAGCAACTATTAATTTAGCTTCTGCTAGTAGGCAATTAGCAGCTGAAAGCAGAGGTATGGCAAGTAATTTAAATATACAAGCGATTGTTGCTCAATTTGCTAATTTAGCAAGTGCAGGTATGACAGCTATGTTTGCTTTACAAAGTGTTGGTAATATTATTAAAATTTTAGATAATGAAGATTTAACTATTGCAGAAAAAACAGAGCAACTAGCAATGAATTTAACTATGGTTGCAGCAATGGGTATTCCAGCAATTACGCAAACAAAAACAGCTATTGCTGAATTAAAAAATGCTCTAATGGCATGGCAGCAAGCTCAAGCTTTAATGATGGTAACAGAGAGTACTTTTGCCAATCAAGAAGCTTTAAATATTTCTTTGCGTGGACAAAGAGTGCAAGCTATTGTTAAAGAATTGGTAGCTCAAGATCAATTAAACAGAGAAATGTTAGAAGCTCGTTTAATTGAAGAAGGATATAGTGCATCTGTAGCTAAAGGTATGGCTACTAAAATATTAAAATTAGGTATTGATAAAGCAGCAAATGATGTTACTAAACAACAAATTATTACCGAAAAATTATTACAAACTACATACGGGAAAACGATTCAAAGTATTGGCACATATATAGTTGCTAAATTAACTGAAACTACTGTAGAAAATGGGGCTACTGTAGCAAAAAACAAAGGTCGAATAGCTACATTAGCTTTAGCGGCAGCAGAAAAAGTAGCTGCAGGTAATTCCGCTTTATTGGTTGCTAGTATTGTTCCTTTAGCAGCTGCTGCAGCAATTATTATTGGATTAGTTGCAGGTATTAGGCATATTTCAAAAGAAGAAGAAAAAAGAAAAGAAAATTTACAGAAAGAAATTGAAGTTAATCAAGAAGCCGTTAAAGCAATTCATGAACAACGAGATAATTTAGTACAATTACATGCTCAATATCAACGTACTGGAGAAGCTTCTGATGAATATAAAGAAGCTTTAAAACAACAAGCAGAGGCTTTGAATATTGTCAATGCTGATTTGTTAATTGCTAGTGGACGTTATGATGAATTAAAAGATAAAATTGATGAAGCTACTTTATCTACACTAACATATAATGATGCTTTGTTAGAACAACGCCAAAAAGATAATCAATCTCACGTTAGTGGTAGGATTGAAGAATTAAGTAATGATGCTGCTATTCAAGCTGGCATAGGAGTAGAAACTTATATAGATTCTAGTGGATATGTTTCTAACGTTAAAACTGGAGATGATATAAGTAATCTTTATAAGGTTAAAAAAGCTTATGAAGATAATCGTGAAGAAATTGGTAAATTAAATGTAGAATTAAAAAATTTACAAGCCACTAACGAAAATGGTAAAAATAATGATCGTATTGAAGAAATTAATGCTGAAATTGATAGAATTAGTGCATTAAATAATGAATATATTGAATTATTAGGTAGTGAAGAAGCTCAGCAAGCTTTTGAAGACAATGAGCAACTTGTACAAAATGAAATTTTAGAAGCAGGAATGTATGGGTATCTTGGAGATACTGATTATGATAGTTTATATAAAACTTTAACCACAGGTCCTGGTTTTGAACATTTACAAGCTGCTATAGCTGGTATGTCAGATGAAGAAGCAGAAGCTTATGTTAATGGTTTAATTTATGGGGTCGGAGAACGTTTAAATGATCGTTCTTTAATGGATGAGGTTAAATTAAAAGATACTATTACGTCTAAAAGTCAAGAATATGCAGATAAATTTGGTGTAGATTTAGCTACTGGAGAAAAATGGATTAGTGATTTAACTAAAGACATAGAAGGTTTTGATAAATTAGATACAGGCACACAAATTAAAATTATTGCAAGATTAGATGTAGAAGAAAGTGAAGAAAATCTTAAAAAAGATGTACAAGATGTTATTCAACGTTTAAAAAATGGGGATACTGTAGAAGGAATATTTTCAGCAGAAGATATAGTAACTATGAAACCCATAGATACAGATGTAGATGAAAAAACATTCCAACATTTGGGTAAATATATTGGTGAAAATGCAGATAAATTAGAAGATTTTGATAAAGCACTTAAACATGATACTAATGAATTAGCTAATGTTACTGAAGAAATTTTGCGTTTTGATAAAGCTTTAGAAAAATCACAAGATAAAATTGATGATTGAGATAAAGCATTAAAATCAGATTCAATGGAAGAACGCGCAGAAGCGGCTTCAGAACTTAATGATATATATACAGATTTATTAGGTGTTGGAGAAGGCATAGGTCTTTCGACTGATTTTACAGAAGATATTGATAATTTGAAATTATTGCAGCGTGTTATGCAAGGTGACATGGATGCATATGATGAATTACAGCGTAAAGCCGCAGAAGATATAGTAACTCAATTTGCTGTTAATGATGAAGAAGCATTAGCAAAATTAAATAATTTATGATCAGAAATGGATCGTATTAAATTTGAAGATATTGAAATTGGTGCTACTATTGATGATACAGATTTTCTTACAGCATGTGAAGAAATGATCAATGCTGCTGGAATGAGTTCAGAACAAGCCGAAGCCGCTTTAGCTGAAATGGGTATTGATGCAGAAGTAGTACCAGGTACTGCTACAGCCGAAGACGAAATGACAGCTTCAGACTTGATTGTTAGAGAAGGACCAGGCGTTAACACTGATATTACATTACCAGCAGAAGGTTCTGTATCAAGTATTATAGCTGGCACAATTGATATTCCTAGTATTATTACAGAAGCAAATCCTGTAAAAACTAGTATTAATAAAGCTTTTAGTGCTTTTTCTCTTAAAACTACAGGTGCTAAAAGTAAAAAATCTTCTGGCGGTGGATTAACTATTAAAAATGCTAAAAAAGGTGCTTCGGGAGCTTCTAAATATAAAAATGCCAGTTATGGTGGAGGCGGCAAAGGTAGCAGTAAAAGTGGTGGTGGTAGTAAGGGTGGAGGAAAATCTTATACTCCTAAAACTAAAGACTATAAAGCCAAAGAAAAAGACCGTTATGAGAAAGTAAATACTGCTTTATCCGAAATTGACTCTTCTCTTGCTAATATTACTAAAGAGCAAGACAGATTAACTGGCGTTAGATGATTAGAAAATCTTGAAAAAGAAACTGATTTACTTAAAGAACAAGTTCCTTGATATGAAGAAAAACTTAAAATTCAAAAAGAAGAAGCAGCAGAGTTACGAAAACAATTAACCGATCAGTTTGGTGCTACTTTTGCAGATAATGGACAATTAGCAAACTATGCTGATATTTTTGATAAGCTTGAAGCTAAACGTGCAGCCGCCTATGAAAAATATAACAAAGCTACTACTGAAAAAGAACAAGAAAAATATGAAGATGAAATTAAAGGCATTGAAGAAGAACAAAGTGCTTTTGAAAAACTTTATGCTAGATATGATACTTTATGGTCTAAAGATATTTTAGAAACTCAAAAGGCATTAGAAGAAATCCAAAATAGACTTGAAGACATAGCTGAAGAGGCCCGCAAAGCGCGTCGCGATGCTGCGAAGGAATTGGATGAACTCCGCAAAGACTATGAAGAGTTTGAAAAGACAATGGGTAATCTCTTTGGAGATCATATTCAAATAGATTTAGATTTAAACACCCAGCGTTGAAATGATTTAATGGATAGTAGTGAACTTACTGAAGCCATTGAACAACAAAAACAAAAGTATTTAGATATGCTGAACGATCCAGAAATCAAAGCAGAACAAAAAGAATGACTGCAAAGAAATGTTGATTTAATGGATCAAGCTCTTGCTAATGGTACTTCTGTATTTGATTTAAATAGACAACGTTTACAATCAGTTATGCTTATGCGCGAACAATATGAAAAAACTGGCAAATATTTGATTGAAGGCGCGGATGGCAAACTAATTGAATCTGACAATGAACAATATCTAAAAGATATGGAAGAAGAAGTTCTTGAAGATGCTAAAGACTGAGCAGATGAATTAGCAGATGTTATTGCAGAACGCTTTGATATTATGGATAAACTTGTTGAAAATATGCAAGATGGTCTTGACGCAAACTTAGCTAGCTATGAAGCTATTAATGAAGAACTTGAATATATGGCTGATATGAACGAATTAATCTATGGCGATCGAGCAAGACAAGAACAAATTGATTGACTTACAATGCAAGCCAAGAATAATGAAGGTGCTTTGCAAGCATTAGAAGCAACCCGTGAACATATGCATGATATTACTCAAGAGTATGCTAAGCTATTGGAAAGCGATAAAGATAATTTAGATTATCAAAAGAAGTATCAAGAAGCACTAGAAAATGAGCGTGATATTGATTCGCAAATTCTTGATATGCGCAAAGATATTGTTCAAGCTTATAAAGATGCTAAAGAAGCTGCTAATGAATTGGCTGTTCAAAATTGAACAGATAATTTTATGGGTGATATAAATGGTGTTGCTGTTCCATTAGAGCAAGCTGCAAATCAATGAGAACGTATCCAAGAGAATGAAGAATTATATCTTGATGATTTAAATAAAGCCTATGAAATTCAAAAACTTCAAAACAAATATCAAGAAATGCTAAATGATGCTACTGATCCTATGATTCAACAAAAAATTACTGATCAAATGAATCAACAATTAGCTTACTTGCGGGAGAAGACAAATCTATCAGAATATGATGTTAAATATGCAAATGCTCAACTTGAAATTTTACAAAAGACCATAGCTCTTGAAGATGCGCGAGCTGCGAAGAATCAGATGAAGCTCCGCAGAGATAGCCAAGGTAATTATCAATATGTTTACGCAGAAGATAAAAATAATACTTTAGGCGCTCAAAATGATTTATTAGATGCTACAATGGAAGCATATAATATGAGTAAAGAGCAACAAGCTAATGTTCAAGATAATGTCTTTAATAAGTTAAATGATATGGCGCAACAGTTGCGAGACGTAGCAAATGATGAAACCTTAACTGCTGAACAAATTGAAGCTATTACCCAAGATATTATTCAAAAAGGTTATGAATATCTTGATGCTATGGGCGAACAACTTAATGAATCTCAAAAGAATATGATAGAAAGTTTTATTAAAGAAGCCAATGGTTTACAAGAAGTTAATGCGAGTGTTGTTCAAGAAATCGCTAATCAATTATTAGATGGAACAATTAATTCTCTTGATATGGTCGACGATAGATTTGATACTTCTGTTAAAAATTGAATTGGCGATGATGGATTAGCTTTGTTCCGTGATGAAGTAAATACTACTAAAGAGGATATTGTAGATAATATTAATGCTTTTGTTGAAGCTGTAAGTGATGCAAATACTAATGTATCAGTTCCATTAAATGACATGTCTGATAATATGCAACATATCGCAGATGCAACAAAAGAAGTAGTAGAAGAAACTGAACGTTTGTATAAATTATTAAGTAATGATAAAACTGCCTTTGGATTAGCCGCGGAGCAAATTAGTGAATGACAAAATAGGTTAGCCGATGCAAATAAAGAATTTAAAGAATATAAAGATTGAGTAGAACAAACTTATGGTATTAAACAAGCAGATGCGGCTGCTAATAGCCAACTTGGATTAAGTGGTGGAGGCACCACGGGTAATAGCGGTCTTACTTCACAACAACAACAAGTACGGAAAGAAGCAGAGGCAGCTGGTATTAAAGTTAGTAAATTAAAACTTAATGTAAAACATATAGTTAAAGCGGGTGATAATTTATCACAGATTGCAAAAACATATTATAATGATGCTAACGCTTGACAAGCTATTTGAGAAACTAATAAGAAAAATTTACAAAATACTGGTAGTTCAAGTGCTCATTGAATTTATCCAGGCCAAGTAGTTTATCTTAAATCTGGTGGTTATACTGGAGCATGAGGTGCGGAGGGCCGCTTAGCAATGCTCCATGAAAAAGAATTGGTATTAAATGCGGAGGATACTCGCAATATTCTTGCGGCTGTCGAGGCCGTCCGCATCATAACTGACCAGCTTAAAGGTTCTGCCTTTACTAATAACATTGCTACTGCTGTTGGAAGAGCATCACAAAATAATATTCAAGGTTCCAATGTGGAACAAAGAGTAGAGATTACAGCGAACTTCCCGAATGTAAACTCTGCAAAAGAAATTGAAGAAGCATTATTGAGTTTGTCGGATACATCTTATCAATATGCTTATAATAAAAATGATATACCCTGATAGGGCAAAAAATAATTAATCCTATCTCAAAACTTTGAAATAATAAGAGTGAGAGATATAAGGAACAGTATACGGGGATGGTGTCTCACACTGTCCCCGTATTTTTATTTATAAAGAGAGGTGCGTATGGCTAACACAAATATAAAAGATAGCATTTATGAGGCTATTGATGTAATAGTCGGGAAACGCATTGAAGATTTACATTTAGATAAAACTATTAAATGTAATATTATAGCATGTTTAGACTCGGCAACTAAGAAATATAAAATTTCTTATGCGGGCGGTGAGACTATTGCTTACGCTCAGTCTGAGTCTGTATATTTTCCTAATACAGAAGTTTATGTTACTATTCCACAAGGTAATTTTTCAAATAAAAAATGGATTATTGGTCGTACTAGTGAAATTAGTTCTAGTATAGAACAAGATATTTCAGATAGTACTTTAAGTCAATATTCTGTTTTGGGCAATAATGTTGTTAGTTTAGCTACAGATCAAAAAGTATTTACTATTACATCTGCAGCACCTAACGATAATATTAGTGATTTTCAACATACAAAAATATTATATAATAGTAATAATAATATTAATAATTATTTAAATATAGATGTGAATGCTATTGAAGTTTATAAGCATCGTGCACAAGGTTTATTGGTTGGTGCTAATTTTTCTACTAACTTAATTGCTTCTCAACCTAATAAAAGAAATAATAGCGGAGATTATGGTATTATTATTAATATAGCCACTAAAAATAGTGGTGAAAAATATATGAACATGACAGAAAAATGAAAAGCATTAGCGCCAAAAACACAATATTTAATTGTAAAAAATCAGGATTTATGATATTCAATTTGAACTAAGTTTGTTAAAGATGATAGTATTTCTCTAGAAAATTTTACAATTAATTTGGCAGAATATCAGAGTGAAGATAGTCCTTATAATACTATACAAGATGATCTCAATAATCTTTACTTACCTGCTTTAAGACAATTTTATAGTGAAATACAGGTTGATGCGGCGGTTAATGAATTAATGCAGCAATATATGTTATTATTACAAAGTTTATTATATAAGACAAGTTGAGATGAAATTAGTAGTGAATATAACGATTGGTGGATTAGTACTGAAAATATTGGTGGAGAGAATATAGTTTCTTATATTCTTAATACTTCAAAAATGACAGGTGATTATTTTAATTTTAGAAATAGTTATCAATAT